TTTGACGAGGTCGCGCCGGGGTGTGGTGGGTTTCCAAGTAAAGCCACCCCAGGGCCACACGTCCGGTCTGGAATAGCTCACAGAGAAACCACGAAGTCGAAGCTGAGCGGAATTCACGTATGCCTCAGCGGCCATGGACAGGACGCCCGCCATGTACCCGTCGTCCTTCTCTGGCGTGTAACCCTCGGCCTCAATCTGCCGTTGTCGCTCGGCCAGGACGTCATAGGCTGCCTTGGACAGGCCCACCTCGCGTAGAATCCTGCTTCCTGCACGCTCAAGGGCGGCACATCTCTCCAAGTTGGCCCCCAGTTTGGCCCAACGGTCTTTACCTGTCGTCATGGTTGCTCTCCGTGCCAGGGTAGTTTGTCTACCAGATTGGGATAGACACGTTCAATCTGTGTCCGATAAGCAGGGCTGGCTCGGTAGAGTTCGCCAGATCCAAGGAGGGTGTCGAAGTCCTTCTGGTACTGAGGCGGAACGCGAAAGTAGAACGTCATATACGTGTTATCGAAGCCATCGTCCTCGTCGTGCTCGTACCAGTCCATGCCCTGGACAGCTTGGATCTCATTCACATAGTCCAGACGGTTGTTTCCGCCTGTTCGGGTGTACACGCAAATCCGATTCTCGGAGGCAGGCAGATCGGAAGCCAGCACAAAGCAATCTCGGAAACGCGGGAACTCGTCCGGATGCCTGCCAAGCATGGGCAAGAAGTACAGGGCAGCAGCGCTGACTCTGTTCATCACGTGGTACAGGTTCATGGTTGCTTTCCTTTCAAGGTAGCCTCGATCACGTCGATAATGGGGTCGATGTTGTCAGCGTCGAATGGATCCATGGCGAACACATCTGGCTCTCCGACTTCCGGGTCGCAGGCATTCTCCCCGAAGTATTGCGTCAGGGCTTCGCCAAGCGCCTGGCGGTTGAACTCCAGTGGCACGTCGCCGCCCCGGAGTTCCTTCCATCGCTTGGCCTCGTGCAGGATGGCTTCACCGATGTCAATGTCATCACCTTCGTCATGCACGATCCGGCCTGTGAATACAATGGAGAGGAATTCGACGACGGTGGATTCGCGGGCTATCTGTTCTTCTTTAGTCATGATCTGGCTCCTCGTCCCATACGCCTGGCTCGTCGGTGGTCACAGGCAGCAACCCCTCCACCATCTCTAGATTGAATTCGCCATAACCTTCCTGACCAGTCGCAGCGACAAGGCAGTTCAAGAATCGTTCCGGCATGTTGAAGGCGCCTGCGGCCTGGTACATGGCGGCAGCGAGGTGTTGGTGCAGGTCGATGATCTTGAGTAGATCGGCATGGTTCAACTTAACGGCAAGGCGCGCATACTCTTCCATGTCTACCGCGTGGTAAAGGCAGCCATACGTCTCGTCGTCATCAATGGCAGGGTGTGACAGCCGGGGTAATCTAATGTCAGGCATGGTGGAACCTCCGGAATCGAAAATTGTTTTCAAGAAGTTCACGCACCCTTTCGTCCACCTCTGGATCTTCTCCTGACAAGAGAAGGTTCAGGTCATTCAGGGTGTCCTCAGAGAAAATTTCGTACAGCTCTTGGGCGCGTCCTTCAATCTGTTCGTCAGTCAGTGTCTTCATAGAATCTCACTCCATACCAAAGCGATAAGTGGGATTTGGCAGCACGTAGTGCTTCCTCCTTGGTCCTTCCTCCACCACACACCAGGCCACTATGAATGGGGCTGAGAGCAATCCACATACGGTAAAGGTCGGAATAAACAGCATGCAACGGCACGTTATCCGGTGGGTAGATCATGGTTCAATCCTCCAGCCACTCTTCAGTGCCGGGTTCATAGCCAAGGATCTCCTCGGCACGGTCCTTGTCCAGCTCGATGATGTAATGCACGGCAGGGCTCACAGCAATGTCGTAACTGGCCCTGACAAGACGAGCACCTTTAGGTGTAAGTCTCGCCATATCATTAGCAAAGTCGTCTGCATCGTCTGACACCCACCACAGACGGCCCAAGTTGGGTTCCGGAATAGCGGAGGCTTCGGTAAGAGCACACCCGATATAGTCAAGAACCCTGTCGTAATCGTGGACGGAGGGCGTCTCAATCCCAGCTACGTAATGCTGGTTAAACTTACTCAGGGCGGCACCTATCCGAAACAGCGCGTCGCGCAATTTCTGCTCATTCGTCATCCTCAATCTCCTTTCAATATTCGGACGGCAGCATGATGACGCGATCCGTCACGTAGAATTGCCACAGCCCAACCGGGCAGTCAGTAAAGACAATATTGCGGCTATATTGCACATTTCCATCACCATCATCGGCCACGAGCGATGCCGTTTCATCCTCCATGACAAGGAGGGCGACGTGGGAGAAGGGCGCCTGACTGATTTCTGGCTGCATGGCCATGATGTCAACCAGCCAGTAGGCGCCCGCGCGGTCAGCGAAGAACTTCACGCCGTCCGTGTAGGTCATGTTCTGAGTGAGCTCGTGTCGATACCAGTTCTCGGTGCCAGTGAACTGTCTTAGTGCGTTTCGCAATTCTTCTGCATTCATGGTTGTTTCTCCGGGGTGATGACGTGAATGTCGGCCTCGACCGTATAGGTGCCATCCGAGTGCAGATGGATCTGAAGTGGGGTACTGTCACCGTCTATGAACAGTGTGAGAACCATAATGGGGAGTCCGACGTAGAGGGGGTCGTGAGAGGCGGTGACACGGAAGTCGTAGGGCTCGGTGATGGCTTTTAGTTGCCTGCGGAATTGGTCGTTATCGAAAGTTGCTTTCATATCAAATCTCCACTTCAGCCATAACCTGCACCTCCCGGTTATGAACAGGCAGCCACACGGTGACGGGCTTGGCCTTACCATTACTGTAAAGCCTGAGAGTGACTGCGGTGTCGTTCATACTCACTACACGAAACACGCTGTCATCGTTGCGGTCGTAGATCCCCCTGAAAAAGCCTCCCGCATCAAGTTGTGCTTTCATATTTACCCCTAGTAGTGCCACTGCACATAGAATAGGTAGATACCATCATCGTCATCAAAACAAGAATCACGAATAATGCAGTCTCTGTCCATGAAGTAATTCATAATTCGCCCGGCATTCTCAGACGTCGAGGCGCTGACCAGCACACCCCTTTCATGGAAGTAACGGGCAGTTCGTACTGCCTCCTTGGCATCCCTCAGTTCTGTTTCAAAACTCATACCAATCTCCCTAGCACCGCACGCACCGAAGACCACCTCGGTCGCCAAGTTCCAGAAAGTAATCTGGATACTCGACAATCTCGGCACGGCACCCAGCTATATGGATGGTGGCTGCCAGGCCCTGTCCGAACCGGGCCAGATCCCCCGCTTCAGCACGAAACACCTGCACCGCGTCAGCCAGGGTGCGATAGCACCTGGCTTCCTCCAGGGTGTCGTCCCCGATTCGCAAGTAGTAAAACTTCTTCATCTCAGCCTCCATCAAAAAGGCGCACCGACAAGGTGCGCCACGAACTCCATGCCCACATCAAACACGGTCGTCATACCCACCATCCACAGCGTGGCGACGATGACCGCAGCTTGAATCGACATCAAATCCTTCAGGTCTTCAGGCATGAATCTTCTCCGGTTTGTAATTCAGGTCATAGGCATCCGCTATCCATGCCATGCGACTCTCGAATGGGTGGATGTCCCGGCTCCAGCCGGGCATCAGGCAGACATCGTGGGCATCCTGCAAGGCACAAAGAAAATTCTCCATGCCTAACTCCTCCGCGTTTACACCGCTACGAACCAAGGCGTTTATTACGTTGAAATGATTAGCGGCTCGACCCTCAAGCGATGGGTAATATGCCTCGTCGTCGATCATGTGTCAGATAGCGCACTTCAAGTTGCCCTCTCCGCGATAGGCACACTCCGAGGTATTCCCTGGGTTACAACTCCGGCACCGCTGCTTTCGCATCTTGGCCAGAACGAAGTCAAAAATTTCCTGCTTGGTATTCAATTTCATATTGATCTCCTTGCACGAAAGTGCAATATTACAGCGATATTGCATTAATAAGCAATTAGCTTCAATCCGGAAGCTCGTTCAGCGTGCCCTTGGTTACGCCCTTGTACGAGGACGGCCACTTGCCCTCGGACGCCTTCCCATACGTGACCGTAAAGAAGTGCCCGTCCTGGACGCCCTCGATCACGTCGCACTTGCGGCTCTTTGGATAATTCGAGAAATACGCTGCCGCCGCTCGCCGTGGCGTCGCGTCCACCACAGACCCTGCCATACCATAGGCCTGATACTGTTTCATACCTTCCTCCATCATTAGTAACTAGCAAACATGGCGTAGAGGCTGTCCAACTGCGGCGGCGTGAATGTCTTTTTCAACCACTCCCGCGCCCGCTGACATTCAGCGTACATATTCACAGCGCGAACCCAATCAGCCTTGGATTTAATCTCCATACCAAATTCCTGTGCCATCTCCCACTCGTCTCTGGAATCATCGGCACTCCTGGCGTCCTCCAGCAAGCAATTGAAGACATCCAGCAGCTTAGGCCCATACTTGTAAGCGGACCCCATGCTGAACTGAAAGACGTAAGGATCAGGAGCACCAACACCGCGACGATCCAATTGACACACGAAATGTCTGGAGCCCTTCAACCAATCCGACGTGTCTGTGCGCCCAGGAATCCACGTGCTCAGCAATTCGAGTCCGAGTTTGTACCTCAAATGATCCAACATCTCTTCCTTATCCATGGCCGTCCCCTACGAATGAAAGCCGTAGTGATCGTCGTGCCACACGGCGCCAATGACATAACCAGGTTGCTGCGCACCTTCCTTCCAGAACATGGCCAGCAAATCCAGGTCGCCGTCGCTCTGGATGTGTACTTCGTCGAAAGTCATGTTCCACGTTGACAAGTAGCCAAGCGCTTCAAAGAACTCCTTGGCGCCAGTTGCCTGGATGATCTCTTGTTGCTTGACGGCATCCAGAAAAATCGTCACTTTGCGAATCTCGGCCATGCTCATTCTCCTGTCGCCGGTGTATAGTGAAGGTCGAAATCGTCGGCAATAGCCGACATCTCCGCCTCCCAATCATCCATTCCAAAACCGTTCAGATCCTCGTCGTGTGCGGATTGCAGTCTCCGCAATAGTCCTAACTGATCTTCAGTGATCCCAACCCTTTTGAGAACATCCCAAAGCACCTTGACATACGGCTTCCTCTCTGCAGTGAGCTCTCCTCTCAGAAGGCGCCCAACTGAAAATACCCCTTCCCCCTCTATTTCCGGTGTGTACACCTCGTCCGGGATCAAGCAACCCACGGCGCACATACCTCCAAGTCCGTCTCGATACCTACAGCTAGGTTCACCGTCTTCGATGGCGACGGCGGCACGCCCCTGCCGACGCAGATGCGTCAGCACCTTGTCATAAATTTCCTGATTCGTCATGATTCAAACCTCCTTCAAATAAGTCCACGTTCGGCCATGGACAATGACTTGCCACCGCCCACGATGATGTGATCCAGCACTCGAACATCCACCAGTGCCAGCGCCTTCTTCAACGTCTTCGTCAACTGCACATCCGCTTCACTGGGCTGCACGTCGCCACTCGGATGGTTGTGACACAGGAACACGCCATAGGCACCCACCGTCAGGGCGCGGCGCACCACCTCACGCGGATACACCGACGATTGTGTCAACGTGCCTTTAAACAGTGTTTCACGCGACAGATGGCGCAAGCTGGCATCCACCCAGACGGCGCGGAAGTGCTCGGCAAACGGATCCTCGATGGACATGATGAGGAAGTCCCGTACCACGCCCGGTTTGTCGAGAAGACGCCCCTCGACAAGCCGGCCCTCCAAAATTTGCTTGGCACGCTCAATGATCTCGTCTCCCTGCTCTCCACAAACCCATACGCAGTCGATTGTTGCGTTGTACTCCATGGGCGACTCGTTCTTGACTGTGTTCATATCAGCTCCTCATTAACGTGATGGGACAAGCTGGACTCCAGGTACGGGCCGACTCGCCAAGTGGTGTCACACGTCCAGGTCAGGCTACGCTCCAGGTACGGGCCAGACTCTAAGGCGTGGGACGGGTTGGATAAAAGAATGGCCGCAACAAGTGCGGCCAGCCAGATCAGGATGGTTTCGGATTTCTTACTCATCCTCGACCTCTCCGAAAACAAAATAAGCCATGACGTCTGGACCCTCATCAGGTTGGCAATCCTCCAGGTCTTCGAATGGGTACTCCTTATCCGGCCTTGACATCGCCACGTCACGGTCAATCGCCGCGTGCGCTTCACGATTGATCTCCTCAGACAAGGCTTGATCGCTGGGGTTGGACAGGTCTTCTGAAAGCAGCCTTGCCGCCACCGTGGATCCCATAACCGCTCCCACTGTCACTTCGGTATGCAACGCATCCCGAAGCTGTTGAATCGTCATGCCTGGCCACACTGGTACAGCCACATGCGCCAGGTGGTGCCCGCCCCAGTAGTCCGACAGGCATGTGTCGGCATGAATGCACTGCAGTTTCTTACTCATGGGATTCCTTCCTGGGTTTGACGCGGCGCAGATATATCGAGGCATCGCACTCGCTGACAATGCGCCGAATCTCCTTGCGCATTTCGTCCGCCGTCAGGTTGAAGTCGGCCAGCACTGCAATCTCAGTCATGGCGTTGCCTCGCGTGAAGGCGACGAAATGGCGCTCGTTGCAGAGGTCGTAGAGGCGTTCGATCTTCTGCCACTCGTCGTCGGTGGCGTTGGGGAATTGCGTGCGGAGTTGGCCACTCATAGCTGACTCTCCATGTTGGAAATGGCCAGATCAAACATCTGCAACACTTCCGCATGGGTCGAGGTGTCGTTCAGGTCTGGCGCTGAGTCAGCGCCAAAATAACGTGCAGCATCGTCTAGGGCATCAATCGCATCATTCTCGTCATCCACTCCGACTGAACCATCCAGTTTTAATATCTTGTTGGTGACGCGCATGACGGCGCCAATTGAACAGAATGCAACCGCTCTGCTTGAACAAATAGGAACAGACACTCCTGTACGATCCACGACATAAGCCCCCTGTACCCAGTTACAAGGGTTCGCAATCAGCTCCCGCGCACGCTTGAGAATTTCCACTTTCACACTACCTTCAATCGTATTCATGCAAAACCTCCGCTACTTTGTCAAATTTGGACGCCAAAAAATTCCAGAATGTGAATAAACACCCATGTGAAGGCCACGCCGATTGCCAAGCCTGTCAGGATGTCGCCAAGGCGCATCATCATCGCTCGCCCGATCTCGTACATATCAATCTCCCGTCGCGTAATCAAACAGCTCTTGCATCACAGCGTTATCCGTATGGTCGGAGATAACATCCTCACCGTTGCCATACACGAATGTCATGAACCCGACGCGCCGACCCGCCCCATCCCAAAACACAAGCATCTCGTAATCCGTTGCAAACATCACATTCAAAATGGCCACATGCGAACGACTACGCACCAACACCCAGTCCACACTGTCATGGACGCTCACGGCATAGCCACGTTCAAGCGCCATGCGCAGCACTCGATCTATGATCCGGAGTTCAATCAGGTTGTTGTCGTCGTCATTCACCCACTGCGACCGAAGATGCCCCAGCACCTTGTCAAAAATTTCCTGATTCGTCATGTCAATCTCCCTTCGCCTCGTACTCGGCTATCAACGCATCGACCCAAGCGTGGCGCCCACGCTGTACCTCCCGGTACAGATGCCCGCGACTTACGCCTTGAGCCTGAACGTACAAATCACGATGATGCGCCAGCAACCAGATCTGATAGGTGGCACTCCCTTCCAGTCTGTCCGCTATATCCTTCCTGACCTCCTCAAGTTTCAAGCACTGCGGATCAGCAGATTGAAACCCGGCCTCCCACGCATAACCTAGGGCGGTGCAGATCATGGTCGAATCTTCGAGTACCTCATTACGGGGTGAGACACCATCCCACAAGTATTCCTTGCACGCTCTCAATAGTTCGGACGACTTCATGACTTCTCCTCCAGGTCCGCAATCACGGCGTCAAACACCTTCAGCACGTCTTGCCTCCCAAGCCCATCGTTGACAGCGGGCAGGTGGTTGTGGGGGCCGTACATATCCACTGACTTGGAATTCAGCATCTGAAGGCCAGGGGTGATGACGCTTAGGTGGGGAGCCGAGCACCTCTCCCAGGCACCCACGCCACAGAATCGGCATGCGCCATAACTTTTCGCTGAATCCAGGTGGTTCCCCCTGGAATCCATTGCCATCGTCCCCCGGCACCACCGGTGATGATCGGAAATCAAATCACGCGCCGCCTTCATGGCGGCAAGCAACTCCTTGTAAGTCGAAATCATGTCAAACCTCTCTGTCCAGATCTGAAATCGCTTCATCCAATGCCTTGCCCAAGGTTGTGGCGTAATAGGTGCACTTACCCACTTTGACAATGAAGTCCTTGGTAGCATCGTCCTGAAAGATCGTGACAACGGTGTCAGAACCGTTCTCCACATAGCCAAGCAGGTTACGCAGGCCATTCATGCGCTCATGGGCTTTCCATAGTTCCTGAATTTGCACGTCAAATCTCCTCATGACGAGGATAGGCATCGGGCGGGCAAATCTCGCACCCGTACAACGCTTTCAAGGCGAGAATCTTGTCTTTTGCCAATTTCAAACTCACCCCGGCTTCCTCCCGATACTGCTTGATCGCGGAAACCGTGGAATACGCCCAAGACCCCTCGGTACCCCTTCTCCAAAACTGGTTGAGCCAGTCAGCATCTCGATCCGATGCATTCTGTACATCCCGATAGTTAATGATCTCGACTTTGGCGTTGCTAAGGGTGTTTGCTACTTCGTCCCATTGCGCACCCCAAGCCTGGGATTCCAGGACTTCCAGCATTTCAATGATGGTGTTGACGTTCATTTTTCACATCCTATTTGTTGAACCAGGCCACATGCGTTGCCCAATCGGGACAAGGGCCAAAGCAGTTGTGGGCACAAGAAAAGCCAGATTCCGTCGCCCAATACCCGCTGCCGTCATAAGGCGTAATTACGCCCATATCCAAGTAGCCCTGGAACTCATTCTTAGTTAAGAAATCACCTTCGTTCGAGTCCGGGATAGGTTCCATATTGAGATTCATTCAATCTCCCCTTCGAGTTTGGAAATGGCCTCGTCCAGAACAGCCAGGACTTCGGCATGCGTGCGCGTATCGTTGAAGTCAGCGATGGTACAGGACGTTCCCTGCGCAAAGAGAACTTCGTGTATCTTGCGCTCCATATCAAGATTCAGTCGCAGATCGTATGTCTCTCTTTCAAGGGCTGCCAGTGACATTGCGCCCAGCATGCAGAACTGGCAGGCAGCCAGGTCCATGATGTCCACTTCGTCCCCATTCGCATTTGCTGCCAGGACTCCTTGCGTCCAGTTCTTCGGCTTTGCAATGAGTTCACGCGCATCCTTGAGCGCACCGAGCACAACCTTCGGATCTGAATACATATCTACTCTCCTTCGTATTCGGAAATGGCCGCGTCCAAGGCAGACAGCACCTCGGCATGGGTGTGTGTGTCATTGAATTCCGACAGTCGGAAGGTATCGGCATCATCGTCATCAGATACCAGGACGGCCCTGACAGCCTGGTACACAGGCGCTAGTTCAAGGGGGCTTACTACGTACCCAAGCGCTTTTCTCATGGCGCCCATCAGGCAGAATTGCCCGGCGTCGTCAGCCAAGGATGACGTTGGGTAGCCATACATATCCAGCGCAGAGACGTGCTGGCACCAATGCGCCTCATCGGCAATGATGTCGCGGGTGCGCTTGAGCAATCGCAGGGTTTCCGGATCGAACATGATTTCTCCTTCAGAGAGTTTCAGTTTCGGGTGAAGAGGGCGGCGCAACCGCACCTACCCACGAAAGATGACGTCCCAGTTCAGACAGACGTAGGTAAGGAATGCGACAAGCAGCACGACCGCCACCACGGCGTGCCAGTAAAGACAGTTCGCCGAATCGTCGTCAAGATGGCTCCAGTGACTGGGTTTCATGGTGTTCTCCATTCGGGTCCAATTCCACACGCAACAGGCGACGCAGGGTTGCAAGCACGTCGTCGTCTTCTATTGCAAGTTCGACGTCGATTGCGTGCTAGACGTCGATTGCGTGCTAGACGTCGATTGCATGCGGAATTGGTAGGTGATTGTAATGCAAAACAGCGTTGATATTGCATTAACGGACGGCGACCTGCTCGGATGTGCCAAGGGTGGCCAGGTAGTCCACGCCACTGTTGAAGAGCCTGATCATGCGCTCGCCACTGGATCGAGTTTGATCGTAGACGGCGACCTTGCTGCGGGTGCGATTGGACAGCTCCCTGGCGCGTTCGCAGGCACGTTCCAAGGTGGTGGCACCGGGGCCACGGGAGACCATGACGCCATCGACGTTCTGGAATATGCGGTATTTTCGCAACACCGGCTGCGGGCGGAAATTCGGGTCGCCAAGGTAGGGCAGGTGCTGGATCTGGACGGATTTCGGGATTCGAGTGAGTTTGGACATGGTTGTCTCCAAGGTTGAAGGACTGAAAATGCGGGCGCACAAGGCGCCGGAAGGGTGGATGGCTACGTAGGTAGCGGGTGGGAGGGTTGCGGGCGTCTGGGGCGGTCTAGCAAGGTCTCAGGGGTATGTTTGGGGTGTATGTACCCGTAATTGGGGCTTGGCGGGGGCTGTTGCGTGCGGAATTGGCGCCCGGCTCCCAAGGTTGATCACCCGTCAAATCACACGAAAAAACGGAGGAACTGGGTGGAGGTTGCCAAGTGCTTGATTTCCAAGGCGGATTCTAAAAAGTGCCCAAAAACCAAAAGGAGGTCGGGGGAAACGCAATGAAGGTTCAGCTTTGGTTTTGCACGAATTCAGCTTTTCCCACGTGTGGTTTTTGTAACTGAAAATCTGCGAAATATTTATATATATAAGTAATTGATTTTCTTAATATATATAAAGAAAAAGGCAACCTCCGTTCCAATACCTCCGTTCCTAAACCTTGGGGTGGGCGAGCAACCTCCGTTTTTTGGGGGTTCAACCTCCGTTTTTTGTGGTCAAAAATTGACCAGAAAATTCGCCCAAAAAATCGACGAAAAAACGGAGGAAGGGGAGGTAATAAAACGGAGCTTGAAAAATGGTCAAAAATTAGCCAGATTTCAGGCCAATTCCACACGTAATTGACTCTCAACTCCCGCCCATCCCCACTTGGCGGCTCCCCGCGACCGCCCGACGTCGATTCCGCGCCAACTCCGCACGAAATCGCTTGACGTTCCAGTTCTATTGGCAGTAAAATCCGCCGCTAGGAATTCCTAGTACCCGCAAATCACAATTCGATTCAAAAGTCAAATCAGACTCCGATTCAGAATTGAATCGACATTTGTATCTACTTTCCAATTCCGCACGCAGTTACAACTGTGTGAGGAATTGGATTCGGAATTGAGTTAGGGTTGCGCATTCGCCAGGCAGTGAGGCGCCACTTGGCAATACGCATGCTTACTCAAGGCACGGTGTGCAACCCTTACCATGTGTGACTCGTATGGAATCACACTTGGCAAGGGTTGTAGGGCCTTGCCGGTGCGCTGCCCGTGCTAAATAGTCGCGGGTAGAGGCACCACATCAATTCCACACGACAGAGAAGCAGCCACTTGGCCTCAGCCTGATCGTTGCGTTTGTCCAGCACTCGACTGTCGGGTTTGCATTGCCTCTTGGCATGATGGTTCGTTCTGTACAGCCCCGGTTATCTGTGGCTATACCATCACGCTTGTCTCACGGTGTTCTGTGAGTCGTGCTTGCGCACGTGAGATAGACATTCCCTTCCTGAAAGCGCCCGTGAATGCTCGGATTCACGTTGACGTAGGACACACGCAACCAGCACCGATAGCTGCGTATGGAATGGATGGTTTCCTTTTTCACGTCCCGTGTTCATGAGGTACTGCAATCACCTGCCCTTGTCATAGAAGGGATTCGCACGGCCTATGTCAACGTCGCATGGCGCTTGTTGACATGGGGGATTCCGTGTGCCTGGGCATATGCCGATGGCGTGCGGAATTGGTAAACGTCGATTCCGTGTGGAATGTTCCGCATGCCGGGGGCGTGCGGAATTGGGGACGTTTGTTGCGTGCGGAGTTGTGCTATGACGTGGCCGCCACTTGGCCATATCGACGCAATCGAATGCACAAGGCAAACGGCGTTTTCAATAGGCACAGTTCTGGCCGAGCGTGGTACTGCGAAAGATTCGCCAATACCGCACTAAAGCACGGGGCGCGGGCGTACCTTGTCAGGTACGCCGGAATATATGTAGGTTGTCAGGCCGCATGCGGATGCTGCGGCAAAAAGAATACACTCAGGTAATAACCAGACTATCAGAGTACGCGCCGTTAATGCAAAGTACCCGCTATTTTGCTTAAAACGGCGGGTAAGAAAACCGGCATTAATTGTGAGTGCCGGTTTTCTTCGGTGCTTCTTTCGGTGCTTCTTTGCTTGTTGCGGTTTCGACGAAGGCAAGATAGGCGTCGAGTAAGGCCGACTCAGTTGCCGTCGTTTGTTTCTGGCTTTTCGCTTGCCGGATTTTTTGCGCCAGGGCAAGGATGTCCGTACGAAAGTGTACGTACCCCGTACCTTTTGCCGCCTTTTCCGCCGCTTTTTTTGCTTCGTCGGCGTTTTTGTCGGCGGCCTTTGCAGCCGCTTTGGCTTGCCGCGCGGTAGCTTGTTCCGCCCTTTTGGCCTCGTAAGCTACGCGCCAGTCTGGTACTACTGCAATGGCCTTTTCCGCCGAGATGGCCGACAAGTTGCCGCCTACGCGCTCGAAAAACAACGGTACATTGCAGTTGTCACGCTTCGTCGTTTTTTTCAGTTTGCTGCAAGCCAGCACAGCGGCAAGTATCGCGCCGCGTTCCGTGTTTCCAAGCGTCGCAAGGTACGCGCGCAACTTGAAAAAATCGCCATGCAACAGGCCGTGATACACGGCTGACTGTATGATAGCTGGGGATTCCTCCAGTTGCGTGTGACGCTGCGCGGCCCAGCTTGTGAGTTTGCTATTGACGATTTGTTTATTGATGATATTTGCCATGGTGTGATCCTTGTGCGCCATGCGGCGCGTATGGGTTAGAGACATAGCGGATGCTGTGTCCTGTTATGGCGCGTACTCTGATAGTCTGATTGTTAATGAGCGGTTCTACCGGCGTCCTTGTCCCCGCGCATAGTTGTTATGGGGCATGGGCGCTGATACAAGCATGACGTGCGCGGGCTTCTTGCCGGCCATCGGCGCGGCCCGTACGCAGGTCATGGCAAGCGTACTGGCCGCACTTGGCGGCGCCATGGATGTATCACGATGGCTTGCCCCGACGGGGCCGGGGCAACTTAAAGAACGAGTACCTATTGTTGATTAGGTATGGATGTATTATGGCTGTTTTATGAGTGGTAATCTAGTACTATTACTTACTATTACATTTGATACATTCAGTAATACTACCTAGGCGTGCTAGGTACTACTGGCCTTGCATGTAGGCTGTATAGGCCGCACGTGAATGACGGGGTAGCTTTTTGCCCCGGATTTTTTGGCCGCGTCCACCCAGGTCCGCTCAAAAAATTTTTCATATTTTCAAACTTTATACTCATAATTAAGCCATAAATGTGCTATTATTCGTGGCATTGATCGTCACTTTAAGGAGCACACTATGAATTCCTCGTCTCAGATGGAACGACAGGCACTTGGCAAGTGGTTTCAGAGTACTCGTACAGCCTTGCGGCCCAAACCTAGTGCGCAGGCGATTGCAGACCTGGTTGGTGTTAGCCAGAGCACTGTCGCCAAGTGGGAGAATGAGGGCATGTCATGGGATGTTGCTAAGAGGTATACGGATGCCTTAGGGTGGGAGATGCCACCGTTGGACTTCATCTTGTCCAAGCACGCCAACGTTGCTGAGGAGGATGGCGCGTTCCTGACCATATCATCCCTCTCGCCAGCTGCAGGGGAGGGTTCATACAACGAATATGAGATCCTGAATCAAGTGAAAGTCCCAACTAATTGGGTGCAAGCGCAGTACCCGAACATCAAGAGCCTGTCGAACCTGGCACTCTGCCAGCCTCGTGGTGACTCCATGGAGCCCACCTTCACCTCTCATGACACCCTGGTCATCGACCGCAGTGTCTGCGCTTTCGACGCCGACGCCGTGTATGTCTTTACCTATATGGATGAGTTGAGGATCAAGAGGATCCAGCGAGAGTTTGATCGTAGCGTCACAGTTATCTCCGATAACCCGCTCTACGACAAGGCCAGGCTTGGCTATGAGCAGCTTGGCGATGTGATCGTCCACGGTAAGGTAGTAGGGAAATGGGCCTACAGTAAGGTATAGCCAAAGGTACTACTGGACAATTTTTGCGAAATTCCCTTAATATTGACCGCTCGATATTGATGGAGTTTGACATGGACGCTAAGACCGTGCTGCGAGATCTGAAGAAGATCAAGAAGGGCACGATGAAGGGGAAGCCAAAGTGGGATATGGCTCCCTCAGTCATGAGTAGCCTCTTGTACAACGTCGATGCGTCCATTGAGTACTTGGAAGGCAGATTGAACAAGGTGTTCACCGACCGCGTGGAGATCGGGAAGTTCCGGCTGGCTTTCCGGAAGGCTTCTCGCATGTCAGAGAGCAAGCTAGCTCAGGTTCATATGTACCTGAACCTGCAGTGGAAGCCCACTCAGTCGTCAGTGGCGAGGACTGAGAAGGTCAGGGAAACCAAGGAACATAAGATATATGTCCTTCGGGCGGCTTGTGCGATGATTGAAGGTGCTGGCTCCTCCGCTATGAAGATCGCGGAGGACTATGGGCTGAACTACTCAGTCGCTTATCGACTGGCCAGACGCAAGGTGACTGCACGAGGTTACGCCTATAAAGACTTGCGGGCGATGAGCCGCAAGGAACGGAACGCTCTGTCTGCGGATATTTTCGTCCAGGGTGTGGCAGAAATCGAGAAGTTCTACAAAAAGTACCTGAACGAGGAAGAGTAGGCGTTTCTTGCCGAATATTGCAAAATCACGGTAAAATTGCATGATAAATAATAAAAATCTAGCAAAATGCCGTCGTTTTTGGATGAAAAACCAGAAAAATGTGGCCCAGTGAGGCATTTTGAGGTCGATATTGACCTCAAAAGGCTCACTGAGGACCAGCTTTTCAAGCTCCAGGAGGACGTTCGGGCGCTCCTTCCAACGTCCAGCCTGAGTGAAATGAACCTGGAGGAGGAACTGGTGGAGCAGTACCTTGCCGCCAAGCGTCTGCAGGCGTCCCTCCTTGACGACCGTGAGACACCTGCGAACCAACGCGCCCAGGTTGCTAACTCCGTAATGAACACCTTGGCAGCCCTTGCCAAGATGCAGAGTGAACAATACAGCGTCACACGTCTTATCCAGATCGAGAACATCTTGCTGGATTTGATGAACGAGCGGGGTGATGATTTCTCCCGAGAGTTCCTGGCGCAGTACGAGGCCAAGATCTTGAACAATCAATAACAAGAAGGGCAGGACATGCCACTTTACACTGCAGGCACAGCAGCATTCACGAGCGGCAGCCGTGCTGTCGTGGGTACGGGTACGGAGTGGGGGAGTGAGATCAACCCCGGCACCGTTCTTCAGGCCAATGGCACCTACATGGAGGTGTTTTCAATTGAGGACGACACCCACCTAACACTTGTCGATGAGGCGCCCGCCACGTACTCCGGCGCCTATACCGCGCTTGTCTCCGTAGACAATGCCAGCCACCTGTTCCTCATGAACAAGATTGAGGAATTTCTGTCTGACCGTGAGACGAGTCTGACGCAGTTTACGGACTGGATGACAGGGACGTCTACAGGTGGGCCTGACGGGGACGGAAAGTACCCACTTACTGATAGGTACGGGAACACCACACTTGTCCCCAGCGTGCCGACGCTCTCCGCAGATGCCCAAGCCCTGTCCACTGCTGTGGGTCAGCTTGGCGACTTCTCCACCGCAGTGCAGGCCGCTCAGTCTGCCGCGTCAGCGGCTCATGACAGTGCGGTGGCTGCTGCAAACTCTGCTTCTTCAGTTGGTGATGCAAGTGGTTCTGCGTCTGCCGCCGCCGATTCAGCGTCGGCGGCACACACCTCTGAGACGAACGCTGGGCAGTCTGCCACTGAGGCGGAGAATTCTGCTACGGCGGCGGCGACGTCGGAGACGAACGCTAAAACCTCGGAAACCAACGCCAAGGCTTCCGAGACGAATGCGAAAACCTCGGAAACCAACGCCAAGACGTCAGAAACCAACGCCAAGGCCAGCGAGACTGCTGCTGCGAGTTCTGAAACCAACGCATCTTCCTCTGCCACGGCTGCAGCCGCTTCCAAATCGCATGCTGCAACGTCGGAAACGAATGCGGCTACGAGTGCAACGGCAGCGGCGAACTCTGCATCGGATGCCCAGACTGCAGCCAACACATGCACAAGCATTTCCAGCACACTTGGCACATCGGTGTCGGATGCCCAGGCTGCTGCAGAGGCGGCAGCCAGCCAAGCGTCCGGGTCGGCAACAGCGGCATCAGGTTACGCAAGTGATGCAGCGTCCTCCGCAGTGACTGCGGGGAATAACTCTGCATCCGCCGCACTGTCTGCGACCCTGGCTCAGAAGTGGGCGGAGCAAGACGACGGCACCACTGTCGATGGCACGGGGTACTCCGCTAAGTACTGGGCTGGTCGTGCCCAAGCCGCCACGAATGTGACTGCAGAAGGCGTGCCGGTTACTGAAATCAGTGGGTATTCCGGAGACAATGTTCAGGATGTGCTGGCGTCGTTAGGGAGTGCGTTGTCGGGGGATGTATCGAACATGGCCAAGGTGTTGGCCTGGGCGGTTGGAACGGTAGATGGTGGGCCGAATGGTGATGGCACATACCCGCTTCCATCTGGTGGCACCACGGTGAATGTGAAGTGCCCGGCGCAGATCATTAATGATGCAGGATCCGGGGGAGGTGGCACGTCCGAGGTGACGACGCTGGATCCCGTGATGAAGACAGCGGCTGTGACGCTGGACGCAACCAAGCTGCAGGCGACCTTCGCAGGAGGTAGCCAGGCCGTAATCCTTGGCACAACCCAGAAATCAACGGGCAAGCTGTACTTTGAGATCAAGTTCGTTTCTGGCACCAGTTCCGGCAATGCTGCTGTGGGGGTATGTGCAAGGAATGAGGGGCTGGATAGGCAAGTTGGTTATGACGACAGCGGTAACTCTGCTGGCGTGTTCCAGGGCAGCGGCAAGATATACGCCGGCGGCGTCACATCCGTTACGTCATCGGGGTTCAGCACGGCAAACGATGTTGTAAGCGTTGCCGTGGACATAGATAACCGTCTAGTGTGGTCGCGCACGAACGGGGGAGCCTGGAGCGGTGATCCGGTGGCTGGCACGGGAGGCGTGACGATTTCTGGCACGTTGCCATTGGTTGCCTGCATCTGTACGGACGAAGCTGCTGTGTTCTCAGCGAACTTTGGTACGGATGGCGCCTTGGCTTATGCACCGCCGTCTGGCTTTGTTGGGTGGGGGGTCTGATGCCGCTCTATACCACAGGGACGGCCACTACCACGGCTGGCAGCAAGTCAGTAATAGGCACTGGGACGGCCTGGACAGATGCGGTGCCAGCCGGGTCCATCCTTGTCCTGAGCGGCGCCTACATGGAGGTGGAGTCTGTCGAGGACGACACTCACCTCACGCTTGTGGATGATGCCGCTGCCACAGCCTCTGGTCCTTACACCATTCTGGTAGCTGTGGATGATGCCTCGCATCTGTATTTGATGCGCAAGGTGGAAGAATACCTGTCTCAGCGGTATGCCAGTCTGGATGAGTTTGAGGCGTGGATGTCCGGGACGCCAACCGGCGGTCCAAATGGGGATGGCACTTACCCGATCACGGACAGGTATGGCAATACTGTGTACCTGAAGACGCCCGCTGTGATTGCAGGGGAATCACTGCAGACGGAGTTTGGCGGTCTGGATGACAAGATCCAGCAAGTCAACGATCAGGCTACCTTGGCCAGCCAGAAGGCGGATGCTGCTGCAACGTCTGCGACTGCTGCATCGACTGCGGCGACGACTGCACAGAATGCTGCGCAAAGCATCGTCGGAGCACTCCCTGAAAGTGTGACTATTGCCTCGGCAGGCACAGCCACGACGCTGGCTATTGATCCCGGCTTGGGTGACGGCAAGATGATTTATGACATGACCTTGGATCAACCTAGCTGCACCCTGACGTTCGGTGGTAGCCCGATACCTGAAGGCAAGGTGTGGAGTTTCACCTGCGTCTTCCGACAAGGCACGGGCGCGAACAAGGTTGTGTACCCTGGCACCGTCAAGTGGGGGTTTGGACGGGAACCTGTGCTTGCGTACACGCAGGGCAAGGCTGACATCGTGACATTCATGTCAGATCCACTTGTCGAGGGAGGGTGGTTTGGCTTTCATGAGGTGAGCTGGCTGTGATACGGTCCCACATGCGTGCTGTACCCGATGGTGTGACTCGTGCTCTGAGCATGATTGAAGGGCACCATCTGTTCATGCTGGCCAATACGGGGGACACCAACGACCCCACTACGGACTGGTACGTGGCGAACGCCGAAGGCGTGATGTCGAACAACCGCCATTTCATTGCCTGGTCGCAGATGGAGGCGCAGCCCAACGGGGACGGCACGACGGAGAGCCAGTCCTTGGAGATCGTCGGATATTGCTATGCCTACTATGCAACAGGAGACGTCCGATATTTGAATGAGGCGAAGAAGTATTTTGACGCCTATATCGAATACTTCTACGCTGGACAGGCCATCCCTGACACACCTCAACGGTACATTTGCAACTGGATTGTCAACAGCAAGCAGCCCGTGCTTGCCAATTACCCCATAGACACCGAGTACCCCACGCACAGTGGCTTCAAAGGCGTGGACATGACGTTCACCAATGGCAATACGTTGATCCCCCACGGTGACCCGCACTGGGGTGAGTACCTTGACATTGCCACGTTTGCCTTTGACGGTGTGCTGGCCTGGGATGCTATGAATGCCACCGTGATGGGGACTCTTCCGGATGGGTCCACGGACTGGGATAATCCAGGTAAGCAGTATGACGTGGACTGGATCATTGATTCTCGTGGTGATCAGATAGACTCTGGCGGGGATGTGCTGTCTTCCGGGAATCCTGCAGAGACTTACGGTACGGTGCAGCTCAAGGACACCACTGTCAATGGCACCCACAAACTGAACTACGCGACCATCCAGCCCGTGGAGCATGGGGGATACCTGATTCAGCGTAACCAGGTCCAGCACAACCGGCCTGTGCATGTTCCCTTACTTGGCGGCGTTAACCAGATGGGTAATGCAGCGGATGCTGAGCAATGGTTCATGGACTGCGCCTACCTGCTATGGAAGGCGACGGGCGACGACAAGTACAAGAAGGTCATGGACTGCGTGTACGTGACTTTGCGGGAGTATGCCCAGATTGACGCTCAGGACAAGTACTTCCGACAGAGTGTGTATGCGACGACGCCTTACACAGATGGCATCGGCTACTCATTCACTTACCCGGACACCGTGGAGGTGACTTATGGCCGGGATGAGGACGGCTATATCACTATGGCCGCGAATGCCGCAGCGCAGGAGGCGATGGAGCAGCAGGCGATATGGTTCAGGGTGGACCAGGGATCGAAAGTACTTGTCACCTATGGAGGCGTTGGCGCAACAGGTACGCCGGTGAATGCCAAGCTGCAGATCCTGATGAGTCAGGTGAAGGCTGATGTTCCTGGAACGTGGTGGGGCATTGACTTGCCCCAGTCTACAGCAAATACGCCCCAGGCATACACGTTCAACATTTCCGACCTCGCCCAGATTGCGATGTTTGACGGTACGCAGTATCTGCCTGCTGATTACAGGGCGGCTACCGAGTACGGTGGGGCGTCATATACAACGGCTCTGGAAGATGCGGTGATGGGGACACGCAAGGCGTCCGTCACCAAGGCGCTGTTTCCAACGAGTGATGCGGGCCTGGTCCTTGGCTTCTGGCTACTGGAATCGGGGAAGTCCACAGTCGAGTCCATCACCATTCGCACTGATGCTGAGTTCGACCTTGGTATTGTTGACGACTATGGGTGGCGATGGTACTGGGTTCTGCCAAACACGAGCGGGGCCTGGCAGACGGTTACGTTGGATCCAGCAAATCTCGTGCTAAGTGGCTATCAGCCGACTCCAGGAGGTCCGGTGAACCCTTTGGCCCCTGTGTTTGAGACTGTGGACCAGATGACGGTCAGCCTGGAGACATCCACAGACGTCAACAAGACATTCTCTTATTGCTACATCAACGACATCCCGCCAGTTTATACGCTTGACGACGGCTACACGCTGAAATTTCGCCTGACAGTTGTAGGCACCGAGGCGTTCAACGCCACGATAGGGGATTGCACTATTCAGGACCAGCGTGATGATGCCTTGGCCTATACGCCGGGGGTGGTTCCTTATTCCAATATTTATGTGGAAGGCGCCATGCAGCTCGATGCATGGCACGGTATGCCTTACCCTGGCTATCAGTACCCGCTCATCTACTGCCTGAATGATGACGCGGATAACCTGACAATGCTGGGCAATATGATTGACTTCCTGTACGACTCCCAGCAGTGGTACGCCAGCCAATTCAAGGTGCTCGGCCCGGTTGCTGCAGCGTATATCTGGAATCGTTGGGATAACGCGAAGTATGGTCCTCCAGACACCTGGACTATGTATAACTGGGGGACGGATGATGCTTGGGCCGGGTACGAGCCCCGTGCCTTCTTGGGCGGCTGCAGAGCCTGGCACGAACTTGTCATGCAAGGTAAGACCGTTCCTGCAAAGCTCGTTGAGTACTGTGAGAACTGGTTGAGGTGGCTTATTGATTTTGCGCCAGCACACCAGGGCCGGACACCAACGGAGTTTCCTCCTAACAGTCTGCCCACGGCTCCAGATGGCGATTTTACCGGGCACATGACTGGACTGTTCCTGGCTGGAGCCTGTTTCGCCGCCATGGCTGGCAGCCAAGTCAAGGGACTTGGGGACTTCATTGAAGGTTGTGTGGTTGAGCTGCAGGATCAGTACCCGGTGAATCAGGGGGCTGAGGCGATTATGAATGGAGGGTGGACGCCGGGGCTGCGCAGTGGTGTCAACAGCATGTTCTTCGGGTTCTGGTCTGGTGAGATCTTGCGTGGGCTGGGGGCGTATGTGATGTACAAGAGTCTGCCCGTGGGTACGAATATTTATGAACTCTACCCACAGGTCATCGGTACGTAGCGTGGAGAATATTGCAATATTACTGTAAAATTGCAAGATAATTATTAGAAGAGGCCAGGATGGACTACAAGGGCTCCACCCTAGACATAAAGCAAGGGGAGACTTTCAGTTTCAGTGGCGCGGTGGTTCAGTCCAGTGACAAGACCGCCGTGGACACGAGCGATCTGACTGCGACGTCCCAGATTCGGCGCGATAACCCAGGGCGGGAGCTGCTGGCTGAGTTGACTTGTCAATTCCTGGCGGATTCTGTCTTGCATGTGTTCTTCGACGGGGATACGAAGGCGTGGCCGCACGGAAACTACCTGTGGGATATCTGCCTGACGGATAACAACGGCCAGGTGAGAACGACTCAGACGGTTTATGTGCATGTCTTCAAGGCCGTGACTCAGGAGGCGTGATGGCACAGGCCGGAGATCTTGAAATTGACCTGCAACCCATTCAGCCACCCGTGTCCATGACACTGGCTGCGCAAGATTGTGAGGTGCAGTTCTCCACGCCTGCCGACAATATTGTCCTGGAGATTTCCCCAGCCCTGTTCATGGACCAGGGGTCTGATAACACGAACTACTTGATGTATTACCAATTGGCGAAAGACTGATGACACTCTTGGCCAACCTTACTGCCGTGGTTGAGGCAATCGGTGCGGACATCAAAAGATTGAACGCAGCAATGGCTTCGTTCGCACCGATGTTCAAGGCCACGTTGGATCCCGTGATGAAGTCAGGCCTTGTGACATTAGACGCCACGCTTTTGCAGGCCACGTTTGCCGGGGGAGGGCAGGCCGTCGTGCTTGGCACGTTGCCGTTGTCTGCCGGAAAGTGGTACTTCGAGGCGAAGTACGTGTCTGGTACGACGTCATCGAACGCTTCAGTTGGGTTGTGCAGGCGCAACGAGGATCTGGCAGCCCAGGTTGGTTATGACGGCAACGGTCAGGAAGTTGGCGTGTTCCAGAATAGCGGGAACATTTACACGGACGGCACGAACACGGCTGCGGGATCTTCTTTCGGTACAGCCAATGACGTGGTGTCGGTGGCTTACGACGCGGACAACAGGACTGCCTGGTTCAGGACGAATGGGCAGCAGTGGAACGGGAGCGCGACAGCCGACCCTGCTACCAATGTCGGGGGAATTGCTGTTTCAGGTACGGATCCCCTCACTGCTGCGCTGTGTTCGGATGAGGCGGTCGTATTTTCCATTTCCTTCGGGGGCGGCTTTCTGTATGCCGTTCCTGACGGGTTTCAACCCTGGTCGAACTCCATATGGCCAAGTAACTGATACTTCGCAGCACCTGTCATTCAACAATAAGAGGATACTTCAATGTCCCAGTCAGACAATCTTGTAGCTTTTGCCCAGGCCGTTGGCGCCGACGTCAAGGAGCTGTACGCCAATCAGGGCACCTTGTCCAACCTGAGCACGACCGCCAAGAACAATTTGGTCGCCGCGCTCAATGAGTTGAAATCCAGCATCGCCAGCGCGGGCGGGGGCGCCGTCATCGACGACGACACAGCCTCGACGACGACCACGTACTCGTCCTCAGAGATTGAGACGAAGATCACTGACGCGATCACCGCACTTGTCAATGGCGCCCCGGCTGCCTACGACACTCTCAAGGAGTTGGCGGATTATGTGGCCAGTGACACCACGGCCATGAGCAGCCTGACCGCCAGCTTGGCTAATCGTGTGAGGTTCGATCAGGCACAGACGTTGACGACTGAGCAGCAGGGGTTTGCCTGCGCCAATATCGGCATCGGCGATCCCACCACTGACCTGGCCGCTGCGTACACGACCGCGAAGTCATAATGCTCAAAGGCGGTATAGAGGAGCACCACCTAGAGCGCCTGCGCACCGGGAGCTACGAGAAATTCACCCTTTCTCGTATCCCGGAGTGGATTTGCAAACACACCTCCATCAATGGGCGCCCGTACTCGTTCAAGAATCACGAGTACCAGGAGAAGATCCTTTCGGATGATTCCCGAGAGGTCGTGATCCGCAAACCCTCCCAGGTGGGGATGACGGAAGCCTCCATACGGCAGGCCGTGGCGTCCTGCGCGATCCAGCAGTACTACACGGTGATCTACACCTTGCCGACTGCCACGTTCGCGTCGAACGTGATGACCACTCGCGTGGATCCGGTCATCACCGAGTCCTCGTACTTGTCGGAGATGATCGACAAGCAGACGGATAATTCAACCGTCAAGCAGATCGGGTCATCGTTTTTGTACATGAAGGGCTCGGCTTCAGGCAATGCCCCAATCTCGATCCCGGCAGACGAACTCATACATGATGAGATCGACTTCTCCGACCTTGGCATTATCGAACAGTACCAGTCCCGTCTGACTCACAGTCCCCACAAGCGTAAGAAGAAGCTCTCGACCCCGACCCAGCCCAATTACGGGATCGACAAGGAGTTCCAAGAATCTCGCCGGCACTTCAACTTCGTGAAGTGCTGTCACTGCAACCACCTGTTCATCCCTGATTACTACCGGGACGTGAAGATTCCTGGGTACGACGGCTCCTTGGCGGAGGTCACGAAGCGGTTGCTGCCGTCGTTGCGCTGGCGCGAGGCGACGGTGATTTGTCCGCACTGTGGCAAGGCGCCCAGCCTGCAGATTGAGCATCGGCAGTGGGTGTGTGAGAACCCCACCGAGAACTTCGTGGCTGTCGGTTACCAGATATCCCCGTTCGATGCGCCCAACATCGTGACGGTGCCGGACCTCATTGAAACCAGCACCAAGTACACCAGACAGTCGCAGTTCGTGAATTTCGGGCTTGGCTTGGCTATGGCTGATGCCGAGTCAACGCTGCTGGAGTCTGAGCTACGTGCGGCCATTCTGGCGCCCACGTCAGTGTCAGGTGTGAGTTACGTGATGGGCTTGGACATGGGCTTGCTGTGCCACTGCATCGTTGGCGCCGTTCTGCCAGATGGGCGGTTCATCATCGTGCATGCCGAACAGATCCCTTACACCAGGGTGGTGGAGCGACGCCAGGAGTTGGCTCGCCAGTACTGGCCCCGATTGACGGTGGTGGATGCCTACCCGTACACGGAGACGGTGTATCGGATGCAGGCACAGGATATGAACCTCTTCGCCTCCGTCTACGTCAACAAGAAGTCTGTTGAGACTCATAAGGTTGTGGATAAGGAAGAGGACAAGGAAGAGGCCGAGGAGGAGCTGCGTCAGGTCAATATCAACCGCAACGTTGCCTTCGACGCCCTGATGGACGCCTTGCGACATGGCCAGATCCTGAAAGTATCCGATGAGATGGACGAGCTATGGGTCAAGCAGCTCCAGGACATGAAGCGGATCCAGATGTTCACTGCCGAGCAGGAAATGAAGCATGTGTGGAACAAGTCGAAGGAAGGCAATGACCACTTCCACCACGCGACGCTGTATGCCTGGACGGCTGCCCGGATGCTTGGCATTAGTCACAGCAGGATAATCATTCCTACTATGGTATCGAAGTTTAAGATGAAAAATAACTAGAAAACTGGCATAAATCAGCAAAATATGCCAAAATAACGCCAATAACAAGAGGCATCACCCAAATGCTCGACCGTATCAAGTCCTGGTTCGGGATCAGCGTGGACGCTTCCACGCAGCTTCCGCCAGTGGCACCTCCGAAGGTCAAGAAGGGTGCGCAGGCGCTGCCGCCGTACCTGAAGTCCGCCAAGACGGACCCCAACAGCAGCCTGCCGCGCACTGACCGTCAGCTCGCTACGACGGACATTTCTCGGATTTCCCGCAGCCAAGGGACCAGGAATGTCATTCGTAGCCTGGCGCATTCGTCGCCCGATTTGTCGGCGTCGATGTTCGCGTATCTTCGCACGGCCATCACACGCCACTATACCGTCGTCGCCCGCAATACGGACGGCACGATCAACCCCGATGCGACCGGCTTGGCAAAACAGATTCTGACACGCCTGGACGTGCTGCCGGACTATTCCGAAGGGTTCGCGGGCCTGAGTTCCATCCGATCCATGTCCGAATCCTTGGCCAAGGAGTTGTTTCTGTATGGCGGCATGGCGGCGGAGTTGGTTCTGGATAAGGCTCGACTGCCTTTGAAGATCCAGCCGCTGACGGTGACGACCATAGAGTTCAGGCCTGATGGGGATGGGACTCTGCATCCTGTACAGAATGTGAGTGGCGAGTACCGCGACCTGGACATTCCGACGTTTTTCTACGTCGCGCTTGACCTGGAGTTGATGGAAGCGTACCCGGCTTCGCCCATCGAAAGCGCGATCAAGCCGACGCTGTTCTCTGAGCAGTTCCTGGCTGACCTTCAGCGCGTGGTGCGGAAGGCGGTACACCCACGCATGATGGTTGAGATTGACTACAAGTCATTCATGCAGTACATGCCGCCCGAGGCTCAGCACGATGCCGATAAAGCGGCGGAGTACTACAACAACCAAGTCACGGCGATTCAGGAGCTTATCAACAGCCTGGAACCTTCCGACGCGCTGGTGTTCAACAACCTGATGAAGGTGGAACTGGAGAATAACGGGAACATCTCCCTCTCCGACGAGTACGGCGCAATCACGGAGTTGAGTAACGCCAAGATGTCCACGGGGGCAAAGACGCTGCCCTCCATACTTGGCCACAACGTCGGGTCCAGCAATATTGCCTCGACGGAAACTGTGATCTTCATGCAGAACGCCGAAGGCATGATCCAGTTCAAGCTCAACGAGATGTTTTCGCGCATCCTGACTTTGGCCGTGAGGCTGTTTGGCCAGGACGTGTACGTGGAATTTGCGTTCGATCCGATCAGCCTGCGTCCGCAGAGTGAGTTGGAGTCCTTCAAGCAGGCCAAGCAATCCCGCGTGCTGGAACTCCTCTCACTTGGCTTGGTTACCGACGAAGAGGCCAGCATCCAGTTGACCGGCAACTTGCCGCCGCAGGGGTACACGCCGCTCATGGGCACGATGTTCCGCTCAGCACAGGCAGCCTCCGACAATCCTTACGGTGGGGCGTCCAACGACGGCTCCACGATGAACCAAAACCTCAAGTCCGACGCGCCGAAGGGGGCACAGGGCCAAAACAAAAAGAAGAATCCTGTGAAGGAGAAACAATAATGGCGAAAGCTCTGGCCAGTATGGGGCCGTTGGACGAGTACGAAGTCATGGCCATCACGGAGGCTGGCGCCAAGCAGTATGCCAGTATCGTGGCAGCCGTGAAGGCGAAGCTCGCTGCCGGTGACGTTCAGGCATCCTATTACGACGACGATGACGACGACCAGGTAAGCACCAATGAGCCGCGCTCTCGATTGCTGCGTATTGAGGGCACCGTGGGTATCGTGTCGATCAAGGGACCACTTGTCAACAGCGACTCGTTCTGGAATCAGATCTTCGGCCTGGTTTCGTACAACTCCATACGCAACGCCCTAATAGAAGCCGCCACGCATCCGAAAATCAAGGGCATTCTCCTGGACATCGACTCTCCCGGAGGCGCTGTCTCCGGCCTGGATGACACGGGCGAGATGATTGCGATGATCGACACCCAGGTCAAGCCCGTTTACTCGTACTCGGACGGCCAGATGTGCTCGGCTGCCTACTGGCTTGGCTGCAGCGCCCGTGAGATTCACGCCGGGGAAACCTCCATGGTGGGCTCCATCGGTTGCGTGACGACCCTGGTGGAGTACAGCAAGGCAATGGCCGATGCTGGGATCAACGCCAAGGTCATCCGTTCTGGCAAGTACAAGATGCTTGGCGGTCCGAACGAACCCTTGTCGGATCTGGCAATTGAAGAGACGCAGCGCATGATTGACGACGAGGCTGCCGTGTTCGAGGCGCATGTGGCCGAGCACCGGCACAAACCTGTCTCGTATGTGCATGATCCGATGGGGCAGGGCAGGGTCTTTGTAGGAGAATCTGCTAAGAATGTCGGACTTATCGACAATATTTCAGGGTTTGAAGACGTTTTAGCAGTGATTTCTGCTAAAACATTTGACAATTCTGGTTTTTCTTATGAAAATAACAACATAGGAGCAACTATGAAAAACAACAACAAACAATCACTTGCTTCAGCAGTACGTGCTCAGCTCATCGCAGCGGGGCACCTTTCTGCCGATTCCAGCTCCGGACAGCCCGTCGGTGCCGCCGCTGCTGTTGTTGCTGCGGCAGCCGAGGCTGCGGCTGCGGCTGCGGCTGGTGAGGCACGCAAGACTGGAGCCGACAATGGCCAGGAAGACGTGGGTGCTGAAACTGTCGCTCCTGCTGGGGAAACTTCGGATCCCGCTGTGGTCCAAGCGACTTTAGAGGTGAGTGAAGACAGTTCCGTCAAGCTGCTCAAAGAGCAGATCCGGGAACGGGACGGTCAACTGATCGACGCCAAGGTCGAGAACAAGTCCCTCACGCAGCAGCTGGAGGCTCTGCGGGGCGCCATGGAAGGCTTCAAGGCTATTGCCGTCAAGTCCATTGGTGCGATGTCCGTGGCACTCAACCGCAGTGCCGTGGATTGTTCCGACATGCCGGAAGCCCAAGTCCTGAAGCTGCATGAGTCCCTCAGTGCCGACTTCGCCTCGACCTTCAAAGTGGGCGGTGTAGCCGCTATTTCGCAAGAAAACACGACGTCCGACGACGAGGTTCGACAAACCAACCTGCGCAAAGCACAACTTGCTGCTGCGCGACTGTAAACGGCCAACAAGGAGAACAATAAATGGCTAAGTTCAGTGTGAAGCCGACTGTCGGCGTTGAAGCTGAAACCTTCCGGATGGGTGCGAAGGATGCGCCGCTCGTGGACCAGGACAAAGGCAAGGCCGTTAAGTTGGCGGCGGACAGCCAGGTTTCGTTGGCCGCTACTTCCGGTGATCAGATCTTCGGGTTCATGACCTCGATTGAGTCCGGCACGCAAGACGGCTTCAAGATCGGTGGCGTCCAGACGACCGGCTATGCGAACGTGGACACCAACAGCTTGGCAATTGGCACGCTTGTTGTCGTGGACACGAACCCTTCCTCCGGTACTGCGGGTTTGACGAAGGTGAAAGCCTACGCCGCGCCTGCTGACTATGACGCCACAGCTGTCCTGAAGTACATGTGGGAAGTGGTGTCGGACGGCGTGATCCGTCGCGTGTAACTCGTAAACAGCCTAATAAGGATAAAAAGAAAATGGCTAGCTATTTCGACCAGAATGGCAGTATTCAGCAGGTTGACATTCCGGTGTCGATCTACCGCGAGGCCCGTGACGCGAACATGTCGGTGGCTTCCTTCCTGAACCAGGCGCACCCCACGAAAGAGGGCGATGCCCCGGCGTTCCAGCAGATGTGTGCCTCCCTTGGCCTGTTCGTCAAGAACGACCCCAAGACGGGCATCCGCGCCACGAAGCTGAAGGACGTCATCAACGGCACCGGCCCATGCTCGGCGGCTGTGACGACCCGCAACGACGTGCCGCAGAGCCGCATTCTGTACCAGGCTGCGATCCTCTCGACCATCGAAGACAAGCTGGCGAACGATCTGAACACCGCCGCCGCCGCCTTCGACCGCCTGGTTGCCGTCACGGAAACCATTGAGGGCACCGAGTTCAAGCGTGCGATCCTGAACTACGACAAGCCCGAGTCGGCCCGTAGCCAGCAAGTTGCTCAGCTTGCCCGCCCGGTCAACATGCTGACGCTGACGACTTCGGATTCCTCGCTGGCAATCCCGACCGTCGCGCTTGGCATCCAGTGGTCCGACCAGGCCATGGACAACGTGGGCCTTGACATCATCGCCTTGTCGGTGGCCCGCCAGGTCGCCGTGCAGCGCGATGCCAGCGCTCAGGCCAACATCCTCGCCATCCTCAACGGTGACGAGGACGTGAAGATGGCTGCGCTGGCCGACGTTTCCGGCGCCTACGTCAACGCCACCACCCTGGACTCGACGGCTACCGCGCACAAGCTGACCCAGACTGCCTGGATCAAATGGCTGTACGCGGGCCACAAGTATCGCCACATCGACTGGGTGGTGACGGACATCGACGGTGCGCTGGCTATCCAGAACCGCTCGGGTGCGCCGACCGTGCAGGGTGATGACAACCTCTCCCCGCGTATCGACACGAAGATGAAGGTGGCGAATCCGCTGATTCCCGATACCGTCAACGTATTCGTGACGGACAACGAAGACTGGCCCGCCGACACCATCCTTGGTATCGACAGCCGCTTCGGCATCCAGCGCGTCAACAGCATTTCGGCCAACTACCAGGCAACCGAAACCGACGTGATCGCCCGCAGCAACACGATGCGGTGGGACTCGGGCACTGCTGCCATGCGACTGTTCGACCAGGCTTTCACGGTCCTGCAGCTGCAGTAATTTGGGGCGCCCTCGGGGGTGGTGTCTGCCCGCACCACCCCTTCTTTTTTAATCTCGGACGATTATGAGTAACAAAGACAATCGTTTTTCCCGCCCTTCCGAACGTGCCGCCGCTGAAGCGGCTGCAAAGCAATCTGGCACCGGTAACGACACTGCTGTCGTTGATGCCAAGGCGCCAGTGGAGTCGGCCCGCATTCGTGACTTACCGAGTGCTGAAACCTTGGCTAAGGTCCGTTCCGACGCCAAACCCAAGGACGGCGACTACGTGACCGTCAAGACCGTTTCGGGTGGTGACATGCGTGATCCGGACTCAGGTCAGTGGATCAGCGGTAAACCCACCTTGGCACCCGCCACAGGTTGGGTTGACGTGCAGGTCCGGGCCAGGAAACTGGTGAAGGTGGGGTAAACCCCGTGGACATCTCCGACTACACCTCTTACGACGCTATCCGGTCCGTGCTTGGCGTGTCGGATGATGAGTTGGAAGACGCCACGCTGGCCCTCCCGCTGTATTCCAACGGCTTGGAGGACGATCTTTACAGCGTCTCCGCCACACTGTTGTCCACCTACGCCACCATTGGCGCGAAGACTGTGGGCACCAGGACGGACAAGGAGTCCAGCGTGTACAGGTTGACCCAGCTGTTTGCGACGTATTCCGTCGCCAAGCAGCTCTGTACGTCTCTGCCGATGTTCGGGCCGAAGTCGGTGACTGACGGTAAAGCTGCTATGTCGCGTTTCTCTGGAACACCCTACCAGGACACAGCCCAGGGAATATCGGAAAAGTATGACTTGTACCTCAGCCGCCTGACTGACGCCCTTGCCGCCTTGTCGTCATCTGTCAGCACTGTCACGACACCTATCTACATGCTGGCTGCCACACCCGACTATGACCCGGTGGTGGGAGACGGTACTTGAAGCTCAGCAACATCGCTCAGTACTTCAACCGCACCAAGTTCTGCGACGCCTATTCCGGAGTCGAGCTTGGAGCTGGGCAGCTCGATGTCTACGACGATTCACGCCGTGACGGGTTGACGGAGTTGCGTCGAGTTTTCGAGGTAGCCTCCGACACCCTGATGCCCCCACGTCTTGTCATCCGGTTCCATGGCAGGAATTGGTTGGTGGGCGCCGATGAGATCGACTCATTCAATGGCTATGTGATCCGTAACAAGTACATTCTTCATGAGGCGGAGGGGCTGGCCAATCTGTGGACGCTGCCTCAGATCCTGCAGGATCTGCAGCCAGCTCAGGCGTATGCCTCCAGGATATGGGTGAAGTCCTCGGAACAGGTCAATACGGACAGCCAGCGGTTCAACCAGCTCCAGATTTTCACCTCCCGTGCTGAAACCTTGGCACAGGGCATGCTCATCGAACTGTCTGGCTCTCAGCACATCGTGCGCGACGTCTATCCGTCGAGTGCAGGCCACCAGGCAGCCGTGTGTGAGGAGCTGGACACCGGGGCCGTCGAGACGGGCACAATCACCGTCACCAGCCTGGACCCCGTGACGGAGGCACCGACGACGACCAGCACGCCTATCAAACTTGTCAAGCTGCGCTGGCAGACGGACTTCTCCTACTTCAGCCAAGCGACGACGGATTTTGAGCGTGGCGATATGCAGGCCGTGGCCATGACGTCGCCCGTCAATGGCACAGTCATCACCTTGGCAGATGGTGACTGGAAAGTCCTGGCCACGCAGTCCAGGAACGGTGTGAGTTACCTCCACATGCGGAGGTCGGTATGAGCCTTGGCATATCCGTCGAAATCAAGAATGTGGAGCAGGTTGCCAGGCAGTGGGACGAATGGATGGCTGCCGTGGAACAGGAAGTTGCCGACGTCGCCAACGGTATCACTGTTGAACTGTTCAACAAGATCCTGGAATTCTCCCCGCAGTTCTCCGGAGATTTCGTCGGCAACTGGAAGTACTCCATCAATAAGGTTGACGTGAGCTTTGAGTCGTTGCCATTCCTGGATGCCCAGCCTGCGGGACGACTGGAGCCGTTCCACTGCGGCAGTATGCCCGCGATCATCTACGCCAGGCAGATGAACAAGGGAAAGGACCATGGGTACAAACTTGGGGACACCTTCTACCTGTCTACCTCAGCCGAGCATGATGACGCCTACGCCCCGATGATTGAGGAAGAGGGTCGGATCAAATTCCGTCCTGATACTGGTAATGCGGCCAAGCCTGTGGAACGAGCCATCGTTGCTGTTATGCCCCAGTACGCCACCATCACGAGGCAGCAGGCACAGCGCCTGAAGAAGGAGAAACTTTGACTTACGGCACAGTGAATGCGCGTGACGATATGGTCACCAAGATCCAGGCTGCATGGCAGGCTTCCGAATTTTCAGATGTCGTGATTTACGGAGACAACCTGCCTGACCCTAATTTGGATGAGGTGGCGAAGTTCTGTAATTACGAATTCGTGTTTAACAAATCCGTCCAGGTCACGATTGCTGCCAAGCCGGTGGATCGCACCTGGGGCCAAATTGAGTTTGGGTTTGGTGCTCGGGAGGGTACTGGCAGCCGGTCGTTGCGCGTGATGCTGGACTACATGAAAGATGAGTTCAAGGCAGCGACCATCGGCCACGTCAAGACTTTGATCCCGTCTCCTGGGGCACCTACGCGGTCGAATGGGTGGGTCATCGAGACGCTGTACGTACCGTTCTACTTCGACAGCATGGATGTCGCATTTCACCCCTGAACTATGCAAAATAACGGTTATATTGTAAAATCACTGTGATCGCCTGAAATGGCGCGCAGGCCCAATAACAAGAACTAGAAAGAGGCCCACATGGCAACCACTTCTTCCTCGAATTTGACTCGGCTCCGCTATATTGCGGAGGCGACTTTCGGCACGACCCCTAGCACGGGTACATCCACGGACCTGCGCTTCACTGGTGAGTCCCTTGATTTCAACATCAAGACCGATACCAGCAAGGAGATCCGGGCTGACCGCAACATTGCTGACCTGATCCAGCTTGGCGCTGAGACGACCGGCGACGTGAATTTCGAGCTGTCCTACGGGTCGTTCGACGACTTCATTGCGGCAGCCCTTGGCGGAGCATGGACCTCGGATGTGCTCAAGAATGGCACGAGCGTGCCTTTCTTCAGTATCGAGAAAGGGTTCACCGACGTCAATCAGTTCATCTTGTATCGCGGCATGGCTGTGAACACGATGAGCCTGGACTTCTCCATTGGTGCCATCCTGACCGGCAGCTTTGGTTTCACCGGCAAGGATGCCATTCGTGCTGGGTCGTCCGGTGTCCCGGCTGCTGGTACTGCTTCCGACACGGAAGTCATGAATTCCGCCTCGAATTTTGCCAGCCTTTCCATTGGGGGCACGGCGTACCCGTGCGGCATCAACAAGGTGTCCTTGGCCACCGATGCTGGCCTGCGTGCCCAGAACGCTGTCGGCAACATGGGTGCCTGCGCCATCGTCGCCGGTACGTTCAAGCCGACCGGCGCTCTGACTGCGTACTTCTCAGACGGTTCCATTTACGACAAGTACATCTCCAACACGCCCGTGGCGCTGTCCTGGAAGGTGACGGATGCTGCTGGGAACTCGTACCAGTTCGACATCCCCCGCGCCAAGATCACTGGAGCCAAAGTCGTGGCTGGTGGCCTGGACCAGGATGTCATGCTGGACATGAATTATCAGGCGCTTTACGACTCGTCGGATGAGTGTTCTGTGAAGATCACTCGAACGGATGCCGTTGTGCCTTAATCCACCGGGGCCTAAGGCCCCATAACTGACTGAGTGACACACATGCTCGATATTTTCAAACAATTTGCTGTTGACCTCGACGCTGAAGTCAAGGGCGTCTGGCGCTACGTTCAGGGCGCCTCGCTCCTCATTGCCCGTGCTGGCAATGCGAACTTCACCAAGGCGTTGGCCGATGCGTATGCCGCCAACAGGGACGCCATCGACGCGGGCGGCGACGACGCGGAAAAGCTCTCGGGCGAACTGATGGCGAGGGCTCTGGCCGAAACCGTCCTGCTCGGCTGGAAGGGTCTGACGTTCAAGGGTGAGGCGCTGGATTACTCAGTTGAGACTGCTGCGGAAATTCTGGCCGACCCGATCATGCACGAATTCCGGGATCTGGTACTTGGCATGGCGCGTGACGCTGAGATGTACCGGGCGAAAGAAGAGGAAGAACAGCAAAAAAACTGAGGGAGGTTCTTAGCTGGGAACTGGAGTGGGTGCCTGCCATCCCCGCAATGCAAGCTCTGGAGGAGCAAACGGGGGTCAAAAACCCCCGTTTACATTCCAGGCCACGGCTGAGAGCCGACTGTAAGAAGTACATGCGAGGCTACCAGCACTTGTCGAGTGCGAGACAGTTTAACGAGGTGGGCCTGATGCCTCTGCAGATCGGGGAGATCCTGGCCTACATCGACTTGGCGGGTATACAGCGCGGGGAGCCTGCCATGAAGTACCTGCGCATGATTCAGACACTGGATGCCACTCACATGGGGTGGTGGTCGAAGAAGAATAAATAAAAATGCCCGACACCAGCAGCACTCTCTCAGTAGGCGTCCGCACCGGCGCGGCACTTGAAGATCTGGCCAAGCTCAAGAAGGAGCTTGTCGATGTCGTCCAACTGTCGTCTAAGCTCAGCGCGACGAGGGTGATCCCGTCCTCGACGACAGGAGATGTGGCGGCGGCTGCCAGCGGGATGGAGAAGCTGGCTGCGGCTGAGAAGGCGGCGACTGAAGCTGCCTCTAAGATGCAGATATCTTACTCGCGGGCTGTAAATGGGCTGCGCGTGGGGGTTAAGAACGTAGGCGATGACGTTGGGAGTCTCAGTGGAGCCATAACGTCGGTCGAAAAAAGCACGACTTTGCAGGCTATGACGGCCCGTGCCGAGCTTGAAAAGACTGCGCTGGCTTACGAGAAGCAAGCTGCGGTTATGAAGGCAGCGTTCCTTAACAACCCCGCTAAGGTTCAACTTGCCGCTCAGCAAGAGCTTGAAGCTGCGGCAAATAAGACTGCGCTGGCTTACGAGAAGCAAGCTGCGGTTATGAAGGCAGCGTTCCTTAACCACGCAGCAGAGATGGACCAGCTTTCTCAGGCCGAAGCTGCAGCCGGACTTTCCAGGCGTGAAGCTACTGCTGCCAAGCAACTGTCCTTGTCACAAGGGTACTACCGCAAGAGCCTGTCACAGCGCGTCTCTTATTTGCAGCAGATCGAGCGATTACAGGCAAGCGGGGAATTCTCTACGGCAACCATTGCTCGGACCATGGGTGTCTCCGCACTTGGGGACATGAAAAATCTCCCAGGTATGTTGGCGTCAACAGGCCAGGCTTCTGCTGAGAGCGTCGCTGCCCGTGATCTCCTCAACACCCGTCGTCAGATTGAAACTCTTGAGAACCGCATTGCCGCGACCCGCAAAGGCATGGGTGCCACGCTTGTTGGCAACAACGCCATCATGCGCGATGGCCACTCTGCTGCTCGTGGTTTCTTGGGGACGCTGCGTGCCACCTGGTTGACGTGGGGGTCGTTCGCTCCGTTGCTGGCTGGTGCTGGCCTGGGCGCCGCGATCACCAACACGGTGGGCGTCGGCAAGGATCTGGAATACCAGCTCAAGTTCATCCAGGCACTTGGCAACGAAGCGATTTCCACCCAAGACATGATGCCCGCCGTGCAGGGGTCGATGAAGACCCCTGTGGAGGCAGCAGAGGGTTTGCGTGCCCTGGCTCAGGCAGGCCTGACATCAAAACAGTCATTGCAGGCGCTGAACACCGTACTCAACTTGTCTACTGTAGGTGAGTTGAGCATGGAACAGGCCGCCGTGTCTGTTACTGGCGCTCTGGCCGCGTTTAATTTGAACGCGGCCCAGGCTTCTCGCGTTGGGGACGCTTTTGCCAAGGCTGCTGCGATCTCCAATACGTCGGTTCAGAAAATTTCCGAGTCGATGCGCCAGGCATCTACGAACGCTGCACAGTATCACGTCTCCTTGGAAGAGGTTACTGCGTCCCTGGCCACCATGGCCCAACGAAACATTACCGGGACGATGGCAGGCACCTCGTTTCGGAACATGTTGAATGAGTTGTATGCCCCACGAGGTACTGGCCAGAAGGCTATGAATATTCTGGGGTTCAGTGCCTACGATGCTGAGAGTCAGGCCAAACCATTCATACAGGTTCTGGAAGAGCTTCGCAACAATTTATCCCGGCTGGATGAGCAGTCTCGTAACTCTGCCCTGCAAAACATATTCGGAGAGCGTGGGTCCAAGGCGATCAAACCGTTGCTGGAGGATCTTGACGGCTACAAGGAGAAGCTGCAGGAGGTTAGTTCCGCCAGTGGGTTCTTGTCCGCTGCACAGAAGGAGTTGGCTGACACGGTAGAGGGCGCTGAAACTCGGCTGAAGTCATCTCTGCAGCAGTCGTTCAGCAAGGCGTTTGAAGACTCCAAGTCCGATCTTCGGGACTTTCTGGACCAATTGAACGGTATCGCATCGTCCCAGGGATTCGTGACGTTCCTGAAGGATGTGACGGGCGGGGTAATACGGTTTACAGACGCCCTGATTGCCAACAGGGACAGCATTCAGCGAGTTATCGAGATCTACGCAGGGATGAAGGGACTGTCCATTATTGGCTCACCAATAGTGGGCGGACTGCAAACGCTTGGCGCGTACTCACAGAGGAAAAGTGACGTAGCTGCCATGCAGGATCAGATCAAGACCCTGCGGGAGCATATTGCTACGCTTCAAAAGGATTCCGAATCCCTGGAGGCCAACACTGTTGCACAGGCGTCTAACACTGCATCCAAGCTGGAGAGTAGTGCGGCGAATGCAGCCGCAGCCGGATCATCCAAGATAGAGCGTACAGCTACTGGATTATCGAAATTCGCAGGCGGGGCGGGCAAGGCACTTACGGCTCTGGCCAGTTTGACCAGCCTTGTTGGATGGGTGGCTATAGCATTTGAGTTGGCGTCCACTGCTATTGATGCGTTCGGCAAGCATACTGACACAGCCACCGGCTTTACCAATAAGTACCTGGATAACGTAGGCAGTCAGCTGCAGGCCGTCCAGAAACAGATTCAGACGGTAGATGAAGCCAACAGGAAGATGTTGCATGGTGCGGATCCGAACTCTGGCGCCACGGCTCAGGATATCTTCCAGCAGCAGTTGTCCTCCGGTCAGCAGCTACAGCTGCAAGAGATTGCTCGTGCCAAGTCTGCCTTGGATGTTGCTAAGGCTTATGAGAAGTCTTTGGACCCGATGCACCAAGCTGTCCAGATTGGTGGATACACGTTGGACAACCAGCAGAACTATCTGCAGGCACAGCAGGACGTCATTGCAGCTCAGAAGCGGTTGAATGACCTGTCAGAGGCATATGCACGAAGCCTTGGCAGTGCGGCGGATATGGCTCAGCGTATCGCTGACCTGAACGACAAGATGAAACTGCAGACCGCGCTCGGGGAAGGAGAGTCCGCTGCCAGTCGTATCAAGGGGCTACAGCGCGATTACAGGAACAATACGTCCATTATCAACTCCCCCTACGCTTCTCAGTCGGAAAAGGATATTGCTCGGCAGCGCAACGCGAACATTGATGCGTCGGGCATTCGCAACATTGATACGGATACCAAGATTGCTGAGGCGTATACGAACGGTGTGGCCTACGCCAACAAGATGGGGTTCCTGGGCAGGGCGGCTCAAGAAGGCGGCGTGAGCAATGTGGATAGGGTCAGGGATGAACTGAACCAGAAGGCCACTGACGTCACGCTGCAGAACAACAAACTTGGCCAACATGTTGATACGCACCCCCCGCGTCAGCATCATCAACGCCTTGCACTCAATGACCCGAATCGAATTCTGGATACGGCAACCAGATCCGCGATTACAGATCATTTGAAACTCGTTGGCGACCTCAATAAGACGAACGACAGGATTCTGAAGGATCAGTACAACGACCAGCAGAAACTCAACGAACAGTACATGACGGATGATGTGGTCGCTGGCATGAAGGCCCGTGACCAGGCTGAGCAGGCGTACAACACGTTACTTGATGACCGGTTGACGAAGATAGCCGCCATCAACGAAGCGCTGAAGAATGCCACTGATCCGAAGAAGATTGCCATGGCTCAGGAGCAGAAGAGTGTGCTCCTAGGGGATGTTCAGACCATTCGTGCTCGACAGAAGAGTGCAGGGGAGTCCGCCTTCATCGTAGGCCAAAGTAGCTACCTGGCTGACAACAGCATTCACAGCAGCATCATGAAGCTGTTCACGCAGTACCAGAATGAGGCGATGTCTACCGGAAAAACGGTGTCGAACGCTCTGTCCACCGCGTTCAATGACGCGGGGACGGCGCTGGATAACTTTGTGACGACCGGGAAGTTCAGCTTCAAGGACTTCACCGTCAGCGTCCTGCAGGACATGGCAAAGATCGCTGCACAGGAGGCTGAGACTCAGTTGTTCGCGTTCATAGCGAAGTCTGTGGGCAGCTGGTTCCCGTCGTCCATACCGACGTCATCCGCCAATGCGTTCGACATCGACTACACGAATTTCCCGAGTGTCGGTGTACATAACGCCAAAGGCAATGCCTTCTCCCGTGGCAACCTCCTAGCCTTCGCCAACGGTGGCGCCTTCACCAACAGCATCGTCAGGCAGCCCGTGACGTTCCCGCTGGGTGAGATGGGTGAAGCTGGCCCCGAAGCCATCATGCCACTCACTCGCACCTCCGATGGCTCCCTTGGCATCCGTGCCGTGCCTGCCGGTGCTGAGAAGGCTGGGGGTGGCAGCAACGTCAACATCAGCAGCAACTTCTACATCAGCAACGGCAATGCCAGCGGCGACACGAAGGCTGATAACCAGGATTACGCGAACATGGCCAGCACGCTTCATGCCCAGATGCTGAAAACCATCAACCAAGAGCTTGGCCAGGGTGGGTCGATCAATCGCGCCATCAAGCAGAGGTAAGCATGGATACGTTCGACCCCACCTGGCTTGTTGACGTCGGCACGTCATTGGCGCCCACGTTCAATATCAAGACGACGCAGCTTGGCAACGGCTACGTCCAGACGTCTCAGGACGGGCTGAATGCCGTCAAGGACGTCTGGAGCATCAGTATGTTCAACGACTGGTCGAAGGTCGGACCTGTCTACACCTTCCTGAGAGCCACGGGTGGCAGCAAGTCCTTTCTGTGGACGACCCCTCTTGGAGATCAGATTCAGGTGAAGGTGTCGGACCTGAAGGCGGATTCCCAGGGTGGCACGGCCTGGACGTTGACGGCGACCTTTACCCAGTCTTTCACACCAGATTGACATGAGCATTGATTCAGAAATTCAACTGTTGGAGCCATCCGGCCTGGTCGAACTTTTCGAGTTGGATTGTACCGACATTGGCGGTGATATTTTGTACTTCCACGGCTACACGAGAAATGGCAATGTGACGTGGCAAGGCACGGTCTATAAGCCTTGGCCGATAGAACCCGATGGATTCGGTGTGTCTGGAGAGGCACAACAACCGAGCCCGACGCTTCAGGTTGGCAATGTGGACGGCAGCATTGCCGCGCTGTGCTCGTACCTCAATGACCTGCTTGGCGCCAAACTTACTCGTCGTCGCACGCTTGTGAAGTTCTTGGACGCAGTGAATTTTCCGGACGGCGTGAATGCCGAGGCGGACCCCACCGCGCACTTTCCGGACGACATCTGGTATGTGGAGCAGAAATCGAATGCCAACAAGACCGTGGTGGAGTTCACCATGAAGTCGGCGCTGGATCTGAGCGACATGTTTCTGCCCAAGCGCATCGTGATAGCCAATCTGTGTCCCTGGGCTTACAGGAGCGCTGACTGTGGGTATGCAGGGGGCGCCGTGGCCGACGAGAACGACGTGGCCACCTCTGACCTATCAAAGGATAAGTGCGGGAAGCGAGTCGGAAGTTGCAAGCTCAGGTTCGGCGCCAATGGCCCGCTGCCGTTTGGCGGCTTCGCCGGTGCTTCTTTAAATCGTTGAAAAATGCAAAGTAGAGGCTAATTTACAATATGAATACTTTTCTTATTCCCGCCATCCAGCAACACGCCATCGCGGACTACCCACGAGAAGCCTGTGGCCTGGTCATCCACACTCACGACGACAAAGACGTCTATGTTCCGTGTCGAAACATCGCTGAGGGCAACAGCAGCTTCGTCATGGCGCCTGAAGACTACGCGGCAGCCGAGGATCGTGGCGAGATCACCATGCTCGTCCACACGCATCCTGACGCCTCCAGCCAGCCTTCCGAGGCTGACAGAGTGGTGTGCTCTGAGGGTGACGTGCCTTGGCTCATCCTGTCTGTTTATAAGGACACAGCGGACGGCCAGATGGTTGCCGATAAGTACACGATCACCGAGCCTGACGGCTATGTGTCGCCGCTGGTAGGGCGCCAGTGGGGTCCGCCACGGCACGACTGCTACAGCCTGATTCGGGATTACTACCAGCGAGAGCTTGGCATCGACATCCCTGACTTCGAGCTGGCCATGCGGACCAGCAACTGGTGGGAGGATCCAGAAGCCGAGTCCCTGTACGTCAAGCACTTCGAGGAGGCCGGGTTCGTTCGGGTCGATGATGGTCCGAAGCTGCACGACGTCATCATGATGGACATTCGCAGCAAGGTCCAGGGGAAGGTGAACCACGCCGGGATCTACCTTGGGGATAACCCTTGTCTCATGCTTCATCACCTATTTGATCGGCCATCTGGCCGAGTGCCGTATGGTGGATATTGGTTGCAGCAAACAGTTATGATAGTTCGTCACAAATCCTTACTTGGGGAAGACGGATGAAGAAGCTGTTGAGCGTGGTGGCGGTGCTGACGTTGGCCGGGTGTACTTCAGTGTCCGGGTTGCTGTCTGATTCTCCGAACATTTCTACGACTGCGACAGGCACGCAAGATAGTGTAGTTACCTGTATCAGCAATGCCTGGTCGAATTACATGCCAATAAATAATGTGAAGCAGCCTGATGGATCTGTCCGGTTGGTCGCTGTTGCGGCAGGGAATGGCCCACTTGGTGTGGTGGACATAGGTAATGGCTCCCCTGTCCCAGTAACCTACTGGCAGGCTGGAGCTAACTTCGGCATTGTCCAGAGTGGTTTACGTAAAGGGGTTTTCTCGTGTACGGACGCTAAGCATGGATAACAATAAGAACAAACTGACTACTATCAAACTTTCTGGCCAGCTTGGCAAGAAATTTGGCAAGATTCACAGGTTTTATATTTCGTCCCCCGGCGAAGCTATCCGAGCGCTGTGCAGCCAGGTCAAGGGCTTTGAATCCCACATGCGAGATCCAGAGCGCAAGACGCTGTACAAAGTGTTCGCCAACGATAGCCAGATTGATCCGGAGAATGAGCTTCACATCGAGCGTGATTTGCATGAGGTTCGCATCGCGCCAGTGATTCAGGGCGCGAAGTCGGGCTTGTTCCAGGCCATTTTGGGCGTTGCCCTGATTGCTGGTGCATTCTTCACAGGTGGGATGACGTTGGCGGGGATGACGACAGGTTGGGCTGGCACCATGTTCAGCATGGGGCTGAGCCTTGCCCTCGGTGGCATCGCCCAAATGCTCTCGCCGCAACCCAAACTCGATCTTGGCAAGGCGTCATCCAACACGCCCAACAGCGGATTTTCCGTCGAGAATCGCAACGTTACCAGCGGCATCCCCGTGCCTCTCGTGTTCGGCAAATGCGTGGTGCCATCCGTCACAGTGTCAGCGGGAATTTTTGCGAGTGACACCAATGGGTAGGCGCCCCATCTAAAATAGTGCAATATTGCGGTAAAATTGCACAATACAACAGTCAACCAATAATAAGAATAAATGACTGCAACTCCCATCGTAGGGTACGGTGGGGGCGGAAAGGGAGGGGGTAGTTCCAGTTCCCCCACGGAAGCCCCGGACAGCCTCCACAGCATGTCCAAAGCCCGGATCATCGACCTCATCTCCGAAGGCGAGATTGAAGGTCTGATCGACGGGCTGAACTCCATCTATGTCAACCAGACGCCGCTGACCACCTCCGGCGTGGCCAACTTCTCCGGCCTGGTCGTCGGCACCCGATACGGCACGCAGCACCAGGATCCGCTGCCAGGCTTTCCCTCCACGGAAAACGGCATCCCCATCAACGTCGAGCTTCGCTCCGACACGCCCTGGATCCGCAGCTTCCCCAACCTTGACCTGACTGCCGTGCGCGTCACGCTGGATGTGACGGCACTCAAGGAAACCAGCCTCAAGACGGGTGACACCAACGGCTACCGCGTTGAGTACGCCATCGACGTCTCGGCAGACGACGGCCCCTATACCACCGTCGTCAGCAGCGCCTTCGACGGCAAGACGAATTCGACTTACCAGCGCTCGCACGATATCCGGCTGCCGCCCGCGACGACCTCGCGCAATATCCGCGTGCGGCGCATCACGGCCAATGCCAACCTGTCGAACGTCTCCGACACGACGATGATCGAGTCCGTGACGGAGATCGTGGATGGCCTGTTCAGCTACCCGAACTCCGCACTGATCGGCCTGGAGATCGACTCCACGCAGTTCCAGGGTATTCCGACGCGGAACTATGCCGTCAAGGGCATCAAGGTCCAGATCCCCAACAACTACAACACCACCGACCGCACCTACAACGGCGCCTGGAACGGGGGGTTCGTCACGGCCTGGACGGATAACCCGGCCTGGATATTCTACGCCTTGGCCAGCAACCCTCGCTTCGGTTGCGGCACGCGCATACCAGCTGGTTGGCTTGATAAATGGGCGCTCTACACCATCGCCCAGTACTGCGACGAGCTTGTCCCAGACGGTTTCGGTGGGCAGGAACCTCGCTTTACCTGCAACGCCTACATCCAGGACCGTGAAGGCGCGTTCGACCTCCTGCAGAAACTCGCCGCCGTCTTTCAGGGCATGGCGTACTACATGTCGGGCTCGGTGTTTGCCGTGGCCGACATGCCCAAGGACGTCTCCGCCGTCTACAGCAATTCGGACGTAGAGAATGGAACCTTCAACTACTCCGGGTCGCCACGCAGCACTCGCTATACCGTCGCCCTTGTCGGCTGGAGCGACTTCAACAACTTCTGGCAGCAGAACACCGAGTACGTCGAAGACGCGGACGCCATCGCCCGCTACGGCTACATCGAGACGCAGATTTCAGCCTTCGGTTGCTCCTCGCAGGGTCAGGCCCACCGCGTGGGTAGATGGGCGCTCCTGACCTCACAAGTAGAGACGGAAACCTGCACCTTCACTCTTGGCTTGAAGGGCTTGAAGTCCAAGCCAGGCGACGTCATCCAGATTGCCGACCAGGATCTGATCGGTGAGTACAAGGGTGGGCTGATCTCCGCATCCACGCTGAATACGATCACCACCGACTGCGACTTCACCGCGAAGGTGGGCGACAGCCTCACCGTCATGCTGCCCACCGGCGCGGCGGACGTCCGCACGATCAGCAACATCGACGGTCGCAAGATCACCGTCAGCCAGAACTTCACCGCCGTCCCGCAGGTGCAGGGTTCCTGGGGCATCGACGGCGACGTAAAGCTGCAGACATACCGCGTACTGTCCGTCACCGAGAAGGACGGCGTGACGTTCGACTTGAAGTGTGTGCAGTACGAGCCTTCAAAGTTCGATGCGATTGCCAACGGCACGAAGCTGGATACCCGGCCCATCACGGCCATCCCGCCCGGCGTGCAGACGCCGCCCGCCAGCGTCACGATTTCTCAGCGCGTCGTCGTCTCCCAGGGCATTGCCAACACGATTGCCACCATCGCCTGGCCCACCACGCCTAATGCAGTGGCTTACGAGGGGCAGTGGAAGAAGGATAACGGCGAGTGGATGAGTTTCGCTCGCACCGGCAGCACCAGCATTGAGTTGCCGAATATCTACACCGGCAACTACTTGGCGCGTGTCAGGGCGATCAACGCATTCGACATCGCGTCCATCTACACCAACTCGGTGCTGACGGCGCTGACCGGCAAGAACACGCCACCTCCCGCAATCACGTCCTTGACGGCCACGCCGCTGCTGTGGGGGATTTCCATTCAGTGGGGCTTCCCGGCCAGCGGGTCTGAAGACGCGCTGCGCACCGAGCTTTGGTACAGCGATCAGGACGACCTGGCCACGGCCACGAAGCTGGACTTTGCGTACCCCCAGGACAACTACAAGATGATGGGCCTGAAGGCTGGCGCCACCTTGTACTTCTGGGCACGCATCGTCGATAAATCGGGCAACTATGGCCCGTACTACCCCGGTGAGGGCGCAGGCGTCGAGGGTGATTCCAGTATTGAGGCTAATGACTACCTGGACGCCATCCGCAACGAAGTCATCACGACAGATCTGGCCAAGCAGTTGGAAGCAGAGAGTGAGGCCACGAGCCTCATGGTCAACGCGGAGAAGTACCTGCGCCTGGACGATACCGACTCCCTTGGCGCCCACATCGACACGGTGCAGCAGACACTTTCGGACGAGACGTCGGCGTTAGCCTCCCAACTCACCGCCTTGTCAGCTCGCGTGGACACGAACGCAGCAGCCGTGGCAACAGAGCAGACGGCTCGTGCTGATCAGGATAGCGCACTGGCTCAGGAGATCGACACCAAGATTGCACAGGTGAATTCTGACCTGACGGCGTTGATCACCACTGAGCAGACGGCCCGTGTGGACGCGACGACATCGCTCTCTGACCAGATCAACACAGTCTCTGCAACTGCGGGTGGCAACACTGCGGCCATTCAGGCGGAATCACAGGCACGTGCTGACCTGAACGGAAAGGTTGCTTCCGCCTTCACCCTGAAGTCTGAAGTCACTGTAGATAACGTCCGGTACTTCGCCGGTATGGGTCTTGGCGTAGAGCCAGATACGGACGGCACAGGTTACGTTTCCCAGATCCTGCTACAGGCAGATCGCTTGGCCCTGCTGAACACGAACACCAGTGGTGTGGTTGTCCCGTTTGCTGTGGAAGGTGGGCAAACATTCATCAACAGCGCGGTTATCCAAGATGCCTCCATTGATACCGCGAAAATCAAGAATGCGTCCATCACCTACGCCAAGATCGGCGTGGCTCAGATTGGCAATGCCCACATTGCAGATGCGCAGATCACGACTGCCAAGATTGTTAATGCGGCGATCACGAATGCGAAGATTGCGAACGCGGCGATCACGAATGCGAAGATTGCGGACGCCACGATCACGAATGCCAAGATCGGCACTGCCGAAATCGACACGCTCAAGCTCGCCAATGGGTCCGTGACGGTATCGGTGAGTTACAGCGGCAGTGGGACATTCTCCTTTACGTTGAAGGATGCCGCGTCGTGCCTGGTGATTGTGCCAGCAGGAAAGGTGGTCATTGACGGCAGCACAGCACTTACCGTGCAGGCCATATACATGGAGTACTGGGCGTCTTCTGGCAGTGGTGAGAGCAACAATTCCTATAAGGTCAGCTACACCATACCGGGTGCTGCAATGCTGAACCTAGGCGCTGGCACACATTCCGTCGTTGTCTCTCAACCATCAGGCGCTCTTGCCGGAACACCTAGCGTCACTATCCTCTCCGCGATGCGCTGACATGAACATTTACACGACCTTCCATGATGCCTCCGGGCGTATCACCGGCACTCTGCAATCTGATGCCGACACAGCCAAGCTCAATCGCAAGCTCAATCCGAACTTCGTGGCTGGCAAGTTCGACCCGGACACTCATTACGTAAAAGATGGTGTGGCAACCGCCCGCCAGGCCAACCCAGCTAAGCTGACAGGCCTGTCCATTACAGGATTGCCCAAACCCTCTGTCGTCACCGTGGAGGGTGTTGATTACGACGTCACGGACGGGCAGGCCGACCTGTCGTTTGACCAGCCTGGCACTTACACGGTGAGAGTGTCGTCCTGGCCTTATCTGAATAAGGAGTTCAAGGTTGAAAATCCAGCATCATGAACCTTATGGTCCGCTGCGGGCCAAAGCCTACCCTTCCGTGCCCGATCAGCTCGACGCCATCCTGAAGATGGCCGTCTGCCTGAAGGAGCAGGGCATCAAGCTGCCGCAAGAGACGTTGGATTGGATCAACAGTTGCCAAGCTGTAAAGGATAAATACAAGAAGAAATAGCAATATTACGGTAAAATTGCAATATAACAATTAGAGCAGTCGAACTGCCATGCACATCTCCGATAAAGGACTCGACTTCCTCAAGTCCTTTGAATCCCTCCAACTGAAGGCTTACCCGGACCCGGCAACGGGTGGCGAGCCTTGGACGATTGGTTGGGGCCATACGGGTGACGTCAAGCCTGGCGACACCTGCACGCGGGCTCAGGCCGACTCCTGGCTTGCTGGTGACGTCGGTGAGGCTGAGGCAGAGCTTGTCAAGGCCGTCGCTCCGGACGTCATGGCCAACCTGACCCAGGGTCAGTACGACGCCCTTGTGTCCATCGTGTTCAACGTTGGACCTGGCAAGAAGGGTGTTCGATCAGGCATCTGCGTACTCAAGAACGGCAAGCCAAGCACCTTGATGACGCGCCTGAATGCTCACGACACCGTAGGCGCCGCCTTGGCCTTCATGGATTGGGATAACGCCGGGGGCCACGAAGTGGCAGGTCTGAAACGTCGCCGGGAAGGCGAGTTCCACATGTTCATGGGGAGTTAAGGGATGGTTCCAACGCCTGACGATGTGGACCTGAGTATCACAGGTTTATCTGGATGGATTGGGGCGGCTATTGCAGCCACGGTGGCTGCTGCCCTCGGTTTACGGCGCTGGTTGAGTGGGGATTCCGCTGCACGGGCTGGCAATAAGACAGAGGTGGAGTTCTTGCAGACCCTGATGGAGCAGCTAAAGGAAGCCAACAAGCGTGCTGAACACGCTGAACGAGAGCGCAATGAGGCCGTCCTGAAGATAGGCGAACTCAAAGCACAGATTGCCACCCTGCAGGCGGCGGTTGAGCACATGCAGGTGCAGATCAACCAACTCACGATGAGGAATCAATGATGGATCTCTCCAAATTCACCCTCTCCGGTCAGACCCAGAAATTGCTGATCGGCGCCGTGCTGTATGGCGCCTGGGCCTACATGGTCTACCTCGGCAAGGCTGACGTCCAGGACTTCCTGGAAACCACCAAGCTGGGCCTGTACGGCGTGGGCCTGTATCACGTCGCCAAGGTGGGCTCCGACAACACTCAGCCTCCCGCCCCGCCTGCGAAATAAGGACAAACGACATGAAGATCGCACTCCCTCTCACCTTGGCACTCGCTCTTGCGGGTTGCGCCAACCAGCCGCTGACGCAGGAACAGGCGCTGGCCAATGTCCAGAAGCAGGTCACGAAGGTCTGCGCCGTCGTCCAGCCCGCGCTGTCGTCCATGCAGGGCATGACCGCCAACTTCACCGCTGACCAGCTGGCAGACCTTGGCAAGGCCCAGAGTGCTGCAGATAAAGTCTGTAACGCTTCAACGACTGACATTCCGGACATCCCCAACATCAAGGATCTTGCCCAGAATGCTGTCCCGGACCTCATCCATGTCGTGCAGACCTCCAAGCTGTCCGATGACGACAAGGGCAAGCTGACGTTCGGCATCATCGCCGCCCAGGCGCTGCTTAACCAGGCGCTGGCTCAGTGAATTCCCCTGCCTTCACCCCGAAGCCCGATCATGGCATCTTCCTGACTGGCCTCTACACCCACAACGTCAACGATACGGCGGCGAGTGGGCGAGGCATCTGGGAGGTGACGCAGCCCTTGGAGTTCTACTCCGTGGAGCTGGGTCGGCTCATCACGGTGGAGGTAGGGTTTCTCACTGATTACGGCAGTGTCCCGCGTTTCCCCCTGGCCTACTGGCTGGTGGGGGACCGGGCGCATAAAGCCGCCGTGATCCATGATTGGCTGTTCCATCACCATGAGGTCTGCGACGAGCAGATGGCCAACAAGGTCTACCTGGAGGCTGCCAAGGCCACAGGGATCCCTGCGTGGGCCTACACCATCCTGTACCTGGGGGTGGCCATAGGTGGGAAATCTTCGTGGGAAGAGGATGGAAAGAGCAACGGGCACAGCATTGTGAACGGGAAGATCGTCTGAACGATTTGACCCAGGTTTGACCCGAAGACCGAAAAACGAAAGGCTCTCAATCTGGAGAGCCTTGATTTTATTGGTCGGGACGGGCAGGATCGAACTGCCGACCCTCTGCTCCCAAAGCAGATGCGCTACCAGGCTGCGCTACGCCCCGACTGGCTTTCCAGCCACTTAACTACCTGATACTACGGAGAAATTTCTGGTTAGTGGTTCATTCCAGTTCGTTGGAGTACACTGCAATCCGCGTCTAATTTGACCCATTTTGACCCCGACTGCATCCTCATTTGACCCGGATTTGACCCGAAGAATGTCCAGAAATCTACTCTCCGAACGCGCTGTCAGGACCGCCAAACCGAAGACGAAAGAGTATAACCTAAACGATGGCGACGGCCTCCAACTCCGCATAAAACCCACAGGCGCCAAGATCTGGCGCCTTCGCCTCATGAAGTCGGGCGCGACGTCCATCCAGACGCTTGGCCATTATCCGAGCGTCAGCTTGCTGCAGGCCAGAGAGCTTGCCGATGCCAGGCGTGCGCCCGCCATCCTGGCACTTGTCAAAGACAAGCCCAAGACGCTGGACGACATGTTCGACCTGTGGTTTACCAAATATGTAGTGGACCATCGACGCAGGCAAAATGACCGGGACTCCATTAGTGGGAGGTACAGAAAACACGTCAGCCCCGTGATAGGGCGTGTCGCGCCCGAAGACATCCGATCCAGCCATTACATGCCGATTCTGGATGACGTGATAGCTGCTGGGCACCCTCGTCAGGCCAAGCTGCTACTTGCGGAGGCGCATCAGATGTTTGGTTACGGTACGCCACGCGGATGGGTAGTGGGGGATCCTCTCGCAGGGGTGAAAGCCAAGGACATTGGAGGCAAGAGGCGTCGATCCAGCCGAGTCCTGGATGCTGAAGAGTTGAAGTCGTTGCCGGGCCTGTTCATCAAGGGCAAGCTGCCCAGGCGCACTCAGCTAGGTTGTTGGCTGGCTTTGTCCGCCATGGCCAGGTCTATTGAGGTGGCGAGCGTTTCTGCAGAAGATGTGGATTTGAAGAAAGGGACGTGGCGGGTTCCTGGCGAGTTTGCCAAGAACGGCCAGGAGCATCTGATACACCTGAACGAGGTGTCGAAAGCAGTGTTTGGGATTTTGCTGGCTGACCGCCCGGAAGGGTGGCTGTTTCCCGGCAGAGGAAAGCGGGATGGAACCTATATTCAGCCTACGGCATTCACGCGGGAATTGACGGACAGACAGGGGCGAGAAAAGCCCTTGAAGAGAAGGAGGAACACGACGGATCTGGTGCTGCCAGGAGGACACTGGACGATGCACGATTTGCGCCGCACAGGATCCACGATGATGGGGGAGTTAGGCTACGACAAGGACTTGATCGACCTATGCCTGAACCATATGGAGGAGGATGAGGTGAAGGCCACGTATCAACTCCAACAGCGTATACCGGAGAGAAAGCGAGCCTTCACCGAACTGGGCACTACTCTAAGCAAAATTCTCGGTGGGGTAGATTTTCTACCCAGGCTTTGATCTCGTCGGCACGCCAGCCGACGCTGTTGGGGCCAAGTTCCACGGGTGCGGGGAATTGGCCCGCAGCCATCATTTCGTATAGCTTGGTCTTGCCCAGGCCCACCACCTTGGTGAGTTCGGGCATTCGGTAGATAAGTTCATCCACAGTAAGTCTTCTCCGTACTATTTAAAATGTATGGGCGGATAGTCGTCGTTCAAGTAAGCCCAGGTGATGCCCCGCCGCGCTTTGGAGACAGTGGCGTCGTCCACGCCCAGGCGCTTAGCCCAGACGTAATGGCTGAGCTTGGAGACACGCATCTTGATGACCTGAGCCTCCGTCAACCTGGCCTGACCGTTGGCTTCGCCCCTGGCGAGCCTGTTGCGGTCGATCATGTCCTGAACGTTATCCAACTGCGTGCCGGTAGCAAGATGTGATGGGTTCTGGCAGTCTGCCGTATCGCAACGATGCCTGACCACCTTGCCATCCACATCCACACCCGTGGAGGCCAGGGCGACCCGGTGGGCGTGTTCATTGCTGTCGCGTACCCGGAATCTGCCGTGACCCCCATCTCGCTTGGGGCGCTTGGAGGCCATCCACAACCAGCATTCATGAATCTGGCCCACCTTGACGTGTGACCAGAATCGCTCTACATCTGCTTCAGATAAAACCATCCAGCTTCCCAAGTGGTGGGCGACCGTCAAAGCCGACTTCTTCCAACACCGCACGAAACTGCATCCACCCCTTGAAGTTTCTGCTCATCAACGCACCGTCCATCGCCATGCCCTGGTGGGCAGCCGGTGACATATGAGGGGGATTGGCGTAGACCAGGCGCTCAAACAGTTCGATGTCCTGCTCCGGGGTCGTCTCCGACCCGTCGTGTAGCCTGTACGAAACTCTTGCGCAGCGGGCTGCCGACATTTTCAGCAGGGTATACACGTTGTGCTGCGTGCGCTCCTCCTGCATGATGTATGGAAGGTGCCAGGATTCGTAGCCAAGGTGGTACGGCTTGGAGTTTTCCAGCGCCTCCTTGATGCAGCCGGCCAGCACCTGAAACTCTTTTTGTGCGTCGGGGTGACAGCGCAACGCCAGCAGGTTCTGGAAGCTGGTGGCCGTCATGATCTGGCGCGTCCAGGTGTAAGGCTCGACCAGCCTGTTTGCCTGCTCCTTCGCAATACCCAGATCGGCCAACTTGGCTGCGTAATGCGCGGCGGATTGCGCGGCTTCCTCGTAGATTTCCTGCGCCCGCTGGGCGGTGTAGCCCTGCGCTTCTCCGGCAGGCTGCATGCCTTTCTGATTCATGCGCCAGTTCACGAACCCACACGGTTCGGAGTACACCTGGTCCAGATACTTGGCAGTCGGAATGGCACGGCTTGACGACGCTGAGAGTGAGCAGATCTTGTGCGTGTTGACTTCCGGCAGGATGTAGCGCGGGAAGGTCAGCTCCAGGCTGGCAATTTGCCCGCCGTGGGGCGCGATAGAGTGAGCGATGACTTTCGCTGAGATTTCCATGAATGTCCTATTGATTGAACGCCCGAACGCTGTAGGCTTGTCCGGGCGTCGTGCAGTCCTTGGGTACGATGTAGACGGCTTTCGTCTTGGTAGACAGAAAGGGCACTCGAATGGTGCGTTCGCCACACCCCGAGAACCGTATCGTGTCGGCCTCCATGTAGCCGTCTACATCCATCAGCGTGACCTCGAATTCCGCCTGCGCCATGCCACCCTCGTCGGGGGGATCCATGCTCACTGTGATTTCCACATCGGCGCGGTAGCCGACATGGCACCGGACCTTGGCGGGGTCCGGGAATTTGAGAGTGCGGGAAAAGAAGGCGTGACTCACGCTGAAGGCTCCTGAAATCGTCAAAATGTATTATGCAATTTTAACGCTATTTTGCACTATTCAGAAGGCTAGTCGAGCTTGATTGACGTCGAGCCGAGCAACAAGAAGGCGATGGTGAGGAACCAACCCCATCCTGGCACCTGCTTGTAGATCAGGAAGGCAGCGAGGGCCATGACCGTGATGGGGTAGAGGGCGAGGATAAGTTGGACGAAGAATTTAGTCATGATCAATCCTTTATTTGTGGCGGCGCCACAGTCTATATACTCCCCACGTTTCCACGGCGACCATCCCTATCAGGATACCCAATGCAAACTCAGGAGGCAGGAAGAAGCTAACGAGTGCCAGTACCCACATGACCAGTACGATCCCTAGGCTCATGCTTGAACCCCGGCGTATTTGAGCAGGGCTCGCACCTGGTCCACAGTGAAGGTTACGTTGGTGTCAGGCTCCAAGGGTTTGGGTTTGGGTTCATGTATCGTGGCATCGTAGTCACCCAACATGATGAATGTGTGGGCGCCTTCAGGCCCGAAGCAGAATCGCAGCGCATCAGCCGCTGCGTCGTAATAGACGTGACCCGTCTCCATTTCGTCAGGATCTCGGGGCATGGGCTCAGTGTTGAAGGAGATTCGGGTTTTCTTGCGAAGATGCTGAGGGATATGGGGAGGTTGGAACGACATAGAGCTATCTCCTGGCTGAGGTCGTGGTGGTTGAATAGCGTGCATGGTTAAAGGGTGATGAGGTTATCCGCGATGGTTTCTGACACGTCTTCATGAGTGATGAGGATGGTCTGCTTGAACCCCGTCGTCGCCAGGAATCCCAGCATGCGCTCCGTGCGCTCTTCCGAGCAGGCAGACATTGGCTCATCCAGCACCAGCATGTCGGCGTGAGGCAGGAACGTCTTAACCAATGCCACGCGGATGGCAAGTCCCAGCAGGTCCAGCGCCGAGCCAGAGAGTGAAGATACGTCCTCACCATTGACACGAAAGCCGTCCTTCGTCTTGGTGACGATGGACTCCTCGCCACGCATCTTGCTGAACATCGTGGAGACACTGATCAGCACCATGGCCCAGAGCTTGTCGGCAATCGGGCCACGGGCGCCACGTACTTTCTTGAGCAAGGCGTTGTTGAAGCCCAAGTCCCGGATCTCGCGCTCAGCAGCGTTGATCTGGCTCTGCACTTCCCGGCGAATGGTGTCATGCTGCTTGGCAAGTTGCTCGGCCATCTGGATGTTGTGCTCAGCATCACGCACCTGATCCTTGATGTCCTGCACCTGAACCTGGCGATCACACAGCGCCTTGTAGGTGACATCGCAATCATTCTGGTAGATATTCAGGTCGATGGTTGCCATCTCCTGCAACTGCTGGCTGTAGTTGTCGATCTGCTTGCTCTGAGAGTCCAAGACATCCTTCAGACCGGCTACCTTGGCGGCTGCCGCAGCGCGGGCCTTCTCGGCATCCTCAATGGCGTTGATGCGCCGCTGGATGTCGTCTACATCAAGCATGACTCCGCTGGGTGCCTCACCTCTCCAGGTGATCTTGGACGGCACGAAGTTCTCGTCCGAGACGACTCGCTCGCTGTGTTTGCGCAAGAAAGCATCGAACGGTGCGGAGGATTTCTGGACGGCCTTCAAGTCTTTCAGGTCGGAATTCAGAGAAGCCAGGGTTTCCTTATGCGCGGAGCCATCACCCAGGGCATCAAGTTGATGACGCTTTTCTTCAATCTGGACTTCCAGGTTCTTGTTGCGCTCGGCAATCTCCTTGTGGTCCTTCAGGAGTTGACCGCAGGCGTGACAGTGATCCTCACGCTGGATCTTGGAATCCAGGAGCTTGATGTCGGAGGTGATGGCCTGGCGCTGCAGGTTGATTTCCGTCAGCGCCGCATTGTGCTGAAGGATTTGAGCGTTGATGTCATCTATCTCAGCCTGCAGGCTGCCCGAGCTACCCTCCCAGCACAGCTCCGGGTAAGCGGGCAGCGCCTGGAAGTCCAGGAAAGCCTGATAGGTGGCCCTGGCTTGAGAGGCATCCCGGATTTGTCCACGCAGCCCGTCAATGCAGGACTCGTCCTTGATGACCACATGCGAGGCTGTCACCGCTTCGTTATACTGATCCAGTGTGTCATCGTACAGTTTTCTGGCCCGATCCAAGGAGTTGGCCAGATTGTCGTAGGCGCTGCGCTCTCGTTTGGCTTCTTCCAGATTTTTGCGGGCGAGGTCATAAGCAGGCTTTAGCGTGCCGTCGATGTCTTGGTTGGCTTCTTCAATCATCCTGGGCGCCACGGTCAGGAATGCACGGTACGTGGATACGTCAGGTATGTCATCGGTTTGGAAGGAGTCCAAGCGAACCTTGGCGTCGTCCAGGCGCTGGCGGGCGGAGACATCGCTGCCAAGAGGCAGGCGCTCCTGCATGCGGCCCAGCAACGTGTCGAAGAAGGTGAATTCAGCCAGGCCCTCGACAAGCTCAGAGGTGGCCTTGCTGCCTTGTTCCAAGGCGCCCTGCAGCGCCTTCTGGCTGGCCAGCATCAGCTTGCTGGCGGTGTTCGCGTCCGCACCCATCAACTGGGTGGCGAAATTCGTCGCCTCTGTCTGGCCGGTAACGAAGACTTGACCATCCTTGATGACCTCCGCACCGGCCTTGCTGCGGGTGAAGGTGTAGTCCTGGCCGTCGAACTCGATGGTGGCCTCAACGCGCAGAGACTTCGTGGGCTCTCCCCACGTCACCGCGTCGTCCAGGCTGTTACGCAGGGCGCGACTCCCATACATGGCGAACAGGGCAGCCTCGAATATCGTGCTCTTGCCTTGCTCATTCTCACCACGCAGAGTGTTGAGCCCCGGCCCAAACTCAAACACCGCATCGCGGTGCTTCCGAAAGTTCTTCAGCTTGATCTGCTTCAACATGTTCAGTTCTCCAAAACCTTTTCCAGAACCTTGCGTTCATCAGGTTCAAACATTTCCAGCAGGGCGGCACGCACGTCAAACGCCTTAATCTGCTCCAGTGAGATGCCGTCAATATCTTCGATGCTGCCGATACCTTCAATCTGCACGTTGTTTGACACAACGTAGGCATCAGACTGGCTGCGGAACTTGGCAATCACGCTCACCACTTCACCCGCCTGGGACTGGGCAGCCTCGCCAGAGACACGGACAAACATTTCTCCGTTGACCTTATCCAGTTCCTGCCAGTCCACGTCGATAAAGGCGTTGCTGTTCCACGTTTCAACTTGGCTGATCCTGCCCTCTTCGTCCATGATGTGAGCGAACTTGCGGCCATTGGCCTGTGCCTTGCCATGTGACAGGCAGTCCGCAATGGATGCAGGGAACTGGTTGCCAAGGACGATGATGTGAGAGTTAGTGTCGAACTGGGAGGTGGTCTTAGTCCCGATGGCGTTCAGATTGATGCAACGGTTGTGGTGGTCATGAGCGAACACCAGCCGAATGCCAGCGTTGACAAAGCGTCGCGCCATATCCTCAGTGACGGCTAGGGAGTGGTCATGCTGCTCGGAAAAGGGCGAGAGGACGTTGGCATGCAGGAACAGCGTATTAACGTTCCCCGCACGGATGTTATCCAGGATGTTGTTCAGCCCCATCTCGAACAGATCCTGGTTATGACAATGAGCCAGCACCGCGACGCGATGCTGCAGGGTGTACAACTGCCCAATATCCACGACCGTCACACGATCCGGATAGAAGAGTTTGAGAATGTTCGTTAATAGGTGGAAGCTGGAGAGCTTGTCACCCTTGGCTGACGCATCGTGATTACCACATGACAAGGTGAGCTTCTGTCCGTCCTTTGTTTTGTTCAACCACGTCACCAGCATGCCAAGTGTCTGGTCGAGTGTGGCTTCATCCTCGGAGAAGTGGTCGAACAGGTCACCGTTGATAAATAGGTGCTTGTCCAGGTGCCGCGTCAACAGCGCGTTGTACTCGTCGAAAAGGTACTGCCGCAGCGCGGCAGAAGAAGCGGGCGTCGTGCCGCTGGAACGCGACGTTCCAAGGTGGCAGTCGTTGATGATTAACGTTTTCATGGGAATGCCTTGATGATTTGTAGATGGTTTTCCGGAATGGTGGTGCTCTCAATGATGCCGTCCTTGACTTGTGCCAGGGCAATGAGCAGGTCCATCATTCTGCAATAACAGAGCCAGCCCGCATTCCAGCGACGACGTTGGACAGGGTGGAACTGGGGCGGCAGGATGTTGGTTTGCAACTCGATGGTGTATTGCTGGTACATCCTGTATGCCTGGTCGTTGGCCCGTTGAGCTTTCGCCAGCCACGCATCGACGTTTGATTTATCTACTTTCATTCTTTCCTCGGCTTTCGGTAGTACGTGTCAACCCTGTCCATCTCCCACTCGTCAATCTCAACCTTGGAGAGCACGCCACTATCGACGCGCAGCACAGCCTTCATCAGATCGTTGAGGGCATTGGCTGCCATGTCGTGGCGCATGTAGATCACCTCCAGGTGAGTATCGAGAAGTGGTCGCCACCATGGGTTGTCGTGCCACTTCCGTTCGGCGGCGTCACGTTTGTCTCTGGCGCAAGCGAGCGCCAGGCCCACATGGTTGACCCAGTGTTCTGAGTTATCGGCGGTGATGGTGGCTTTCACAGGTCGATCTCCGACCTAAACCCTGCGAACGTTGGAAATCTAGGCTTGTCGATAGCACCGTAGGTGAAATGCTTGTACTTGACGAGCTTGCCAATCAGGTTCTCTCGATCTGCCCACAGATCAATGCGCTGCTTGTCGGTGTAGCCGGAGCCGATGTCGAACTCCACGCCGGTCATCAGATCCTTGGCTGTGATGCTGCCAAGTTTCTCCAGCGGGATCTGGTTTTCTTTGTGCGAGCTGCGTTTGGTGAGGCCAAGCGCGTCTGTCGTCGCCTCGTTCTTGTTGCTGTACAGGCACTCGAAGCCGATGATGCGAGCCTCAGCATCCGCGAACCTCTTGAGCTTCAGTAACCACCCTTGCTTGAGGGTAGCCCTGCCACATTTATAGGGAGACGACAGGCGGCGTAGCATCGCGCCTTCGTAACCGTCTTTGAGGAAGCCTTCTTCAAAGTCAGCCATGAGATTGTGAGTTGGCACCTCGTAATGGGGAACAAGCACGATGTGATCTTTCAACGGTCCTTCCAAGGCATCGACACGCCGATGAAGTTCATCGAGTCGATCAGAGAACGGAATTTGCAAATTATCCGTTATATAGTCAAAAACGTAGTAGGTGAAACCTGGTTCACCATCTTTGGACATTACCCCGCTGTTGGATCGGTTGTAGACGTCCGGGCCAGTTGGCGACCCCACGATCAGCTCGCCATCGAAACCGTCGATCTGCCAGTCCGACAGGATGCTCTGCATGAACTTGTTGGGGATGGGTTTCAATGTACGAGACAGCGCCAAGCCGTCCTGAATGACACAACGGATCCCGTCGAGCTTCGGACTGATAACGTAGTCGTCGAATTGCATCGGCCCATCCAACTTGACGGCCAGCATAGGGCGGAAACCTTCTCTCATTTTCTATCCTTGTTCATGTCCATGTACGCCAGCGTCTTGGCACGCTGGATTTCTTTGTTGCGCTGAGTGATGCGCTTGCCGTAGGCGTCTCGATCCTCGACAGATTTGTTGCTGTCCCGTTGCGCAGCACAGTGCTTGCAGATCACCTTCTTGATACGACGACCGTTGCGTCGCCGCCACTCGTAGAGGATTTCATCGACGGGGCGAAAGGTGGAACAGCCTGTGCAGAATTTTGTGTCCGTCATTGTTGAATCAGCATTTGCAGGGGGAGAGCTAACTCAAGGCTCGGATAGGCTGGGTAATACCTTAGATCCCAAGATCCCGTGGACTTGATCTCCAAGTCCCCGGCAAGCAAGCAGCGCCACAGCCTCGTCTCGGTGTGGTAGACCAGGATGATGCACCTACCACCAGCCAAGGTTCGCTTACGTAGCTTTGGAAGCTGTGAGACGTTCTTGGCAGGTAGCCGGAAGTCGTGCTTGATGGACTTCACCTCGATCACGCCATGCACGCCAGGAGCGAAGAAGGAGAAGTCACCGACGACCCTCTTCGCACCCATGCCACCGCCAGAACGGGCGTCTGACAGGCGCTCGAAATCGAACTTAGCGTGCGTCTCGTTGATGTGTTCCAGGTATTTCTGGACGATTTTTTCTGCGGCTTTGCCGCGCTGTCCGACGCTCATTGCCAGCGGTCCAGTTGGTTGTCAAGGTCGGCTACATCGGACTCCAGCGCGGAGACGTCGGACTCTATCGTGGAGATGTCACGCTCAAGTTGGGAGATGCGCAGCCGGTGATCGGCTACCTCTACCTTGATGCCCTTCATCTCATCCCTAAGTTTTCCGTTATCGTCCAGCAAATATCTGATATTGCTCACCAAAGAATCCAGCCGCATGTTGACGGTGCTCATCCACTCGTCTAGTGACATAACCTGTACACTCATGTTCAGTCCTTGAAGTTTGAAAAGTAGGGCCTTTCTCAGGAGGCCCTGACGGCACACTGGCCGCGCCTGGCTACAGTTCCGTATGTAGCTGCCAGTCGTTTTCTAAATCGTCAGGATGACGAACTGGCTAAACCCCGGCGAGGAAAACCTCGCCCTACCGTCAACTTTTACGCAGGCACAACCTCCGGCAGCAGCTCATCCAGCCGCGCCTGAATGGCGTCGGCGTCGAACACCTCTTCACAAACTTCAGGCTGATCGGCGTAGTTCAAACCGATGGAGATGGAAGAGCAGGCAGGGATGTTAGGCAAATAGGGCTGCGTCATGCAGTCGTGGCAAATCTTCGCCACCTGCACGGTGTCCTCCTTGGCGCTGGACAACACGACCTCATCGTGGACAGGCATGAGGAATCGGCAGTCATAATCCAGCAGCACGCGACGACGCCACATGGCGCCCATGGCTTTCTTGGTTTGGGCGGCAGACCCTGACTGGATGGGCTGATTGCCTGCCGACCGTGCGGCTGCCTCAACTTCCCACTTGTTGTCAGACAGCACCTTATGTGCCACATGACGCCGTGCGCCATCCGGGTTGGTGACGTAGCCTTGACGCTTTGCCAGGGCTTGAGTATCGAGCTGCCACTTCTCATATACAGGGAAGGCGGCCTTCTTTGCATCCAGGAACACCTTGGCCTCTGGCTGCCAGATCACCATGTCTTTCGACAAGGCAACCTCCGTACCGCTGTATGCGGAGAGAAAATTTACGATCTTGGCCTCTTTACGCTTATCCTTTGCCGCCTTGGCTATCACAGCGTCGTCACTGTGCAACCTGGAAAGGAATTCTTCGTAGCTGATGCCTAGAATTGAGGCTGCCGTGACTGAGTGCAGGTCCAGCTTGTTGTCACCAACGTAGCAAGCCATGAATGCCGGGTCTTCAGACAGACCGGCTTGCATGCGCAACTCCTGCGCGTTCTCGTCCAGGCTTATCACGACGGCACCCTTGCGGTGCGCCGGGAAGCAAGAGCGCAGCTTCTGGCCCTCACCGTTTTTGCCAAGCTGGGTGACGTTCGGCTTGCTCGCCGTAAAGCGCAGCGACGTCGTGGCGGACTGTTTAATGGACGGGTGCATTTTCCCGTCCAGCCAATAGACGAGTTTCTTCCAAGGCTCATAGAAGAGGGACTTTCGTGTGCCAACTTCCTTGAGAATCTGGAATGCCTTGAGGACGGCTTCCTCTTCGCTGCCTTCGGCGACGTCGTACTTCAACGCGAACTGAATGGCGGCATCGTCCGTGCTGGCCTTCGTCTTGATAAGTTCTATCTGTTCCGTGGTCAGCGACGAATACTCTTCCTTACCCTTGACGACTTTCTTGAAGGCGTACATCGCGTCAGCCAGATCGCGCTTGCTGCGTTGGTTGTCCGTCAGGTTGTTGACCAGGTGGATTGGCAGACCCATCACGTCGTACAGAAAATGCTGCACCTGCTTGGAGGAGTTGGTGTCCAGCGACGGGGAGGCTGTGAACCGACTGGCTGCCCAGTCGTTGATCTGGCCGATATTGCCTTCTTCCATGTACTGGGCAAGCAGCTTCGCGTCCTCCACGTCTTCCTGGTCAGCGATCAGCTTGAAGAGTTTTTCTGGCGTGCGAACCTGCGTCTTCAGCTCTTGGCCGAGGATGGCCAGGTGCATGGCCTTGATGCTGGCAGGTGTCTGCAGGTCGCCGATTTCCCAGTGTGGGCAGACGGTTCCCTCGTACCCAACCTTTATCAGATAGTCGTCCAGAACAGCCCGCGCCTTGGCATGCGCTGCGTCATCCTCGGCCTCAATTTCCAGCATCCGTCCGTAGTCAAAATCAACGCCGTGGAGGAAGGAGTGGGCAACGACGTACTGGCAGTCGAGTTCGGTTTCCCGGAAGGCTCTCTTGGTTTGCTCAACCTCCATGATGACGTTGAAATGTGTATGTAAGGCGCTGGTAAACAGTGTGTCGTCCGTGCCATAAGCCAACGTCTCCTGGGCTGTCATCTGGTCCATCCGGCGACCATTGGTGACTGTCTGGTAATCCACCTGGTCTGCGCCCAGGTAGTGCTTGGAGAGGAACTTCAGGCCACGTGGCGTGTTCTCGTCAACGTAGGCCGCTTCGATCTGCACATCCACCGCATTGGGCAGGAAGTATTCGCCGTTCAGATCCCCCAGGTTCTTACGCAGGACGACCGCCTCAAATCCGGAGAAGTTGGCGATGATCTTTTCCATGCCCACTGGGATCGACTCGATGACCCGTTTAAGCTGGTCCATCGTGATGTTTGGCGCAGTCTCTGTCGGGACGTGGCCCACCGTGAAGTACAGGTTGTACTGCTGGTTGTTGCCAAAGGTCAGACCCATGGAGACAATGCGAGAAGCCAGGACGTCCACAACGTTGCCAGAGGCTTCCAACCACTCCATGGACGCCTGGTAGTCTGCTTCATTGCCGTTGAAGTTGGTGGTTTCCAAGTCCAGCGATATGAACTCAGAGCCCTCCAGCTTCTCAAGCATGAACGCCACCGCTTCATCCAGGTTATCAGCGTGGACGATCTTGGACATTCCCGCATACTTACGCAGCCGGTCATCGACTTCCGAGCGATTGCGCACGTAACCCGGAAACCATTGCAGCGGCGCCCGCATGTTCTCGCACTCCTGCGGATACAGCTTGCCCGCCGCGTAGCTCGCGTACACCATGTCCTTGGCGTCGATGACCTTGCGAAGCACTTTCAACTCCGCAACGTCTTCCTCCAACTCTTCCAGGCGTTTGTTTTCGATCAGCTCACGCATAGCCTCCACACCTTCTTCCTTGAAGATGCAGATGAGGTTCAGCCACGCCTTCTCACCAAAACCTTTGGCGCCTGGGATCTTGTCTGACGCATCACCAACAAGCGCCTTGTAGATCGGCATCCACGCCACCGGCCAAGGGCCGTAGGGGTTCTCATCCAGCTCCGCGCCTTCACGCCAGAGCGTGACGTCCTCGGTGATGAGCGCGGCCAAGTCGCGGTCGTTCGTCATGATGACCCGTTTGCCCTCCAGGCGCTGAGCCAGGAAGGCGATCACGTCGTCGGCTTCCAGGTTCTGGCGCGTGACGGCAGTGCCACCGAGCTTCTGGACATGCTCGATGAGCTTGCCCTTTAGCGTGTTGAACTCGGTGTAGTATTCAGGCGGGCGGTTGCTGTCGCGGTCGGCGCAGTAAGTAGGCAGCCAACGCTTGCGGTAGCCCTTGCTGTTGCCTGACTCGAAGACCATGATGGTGTCTTTGGGTGCGATGCCGAGTTTTTCCCAAGCAGCAAGCAGTGAGTTGAGGGCATTGTGTTCTCCATGTTGCCAGCCATTGACCGTAACCGTCTTTCCGTTGTGTTCAACTTTCTTCGAGAACTCTTCATCCGTTCCCGCATAAAGGCAGGTCCAGCACAGGCTGGACACGTCAACGATGAGTCGCTTCATGATGCGTCAGTCTCCAAGATTTACATCCCACATGTCGCGCAGAAAGTCCCAATAGGCCCTACACGTTTCCGTCAGACATTCGCAGAGGGTGAGGAGAAAAACGAGCGGGAGCGCAGCAATGGCCAGCGCCGTGGCCACGACGCAGAGGACCACCCGCGCCGCCTTGTCG